AAGGAATAGATCATATTTTGGATTTCAACCTTATAAAGGTTGTTGTGCCAAAGGCACTATTGAGAATATTCAAGTATGCAATAGACTCTGGTCAACTCAAGAAATACTAGATGATAGTAATACTCCGCTAGGAATAGTAAATCCTAGTAATACAGTAGTACGCTATCTTATGACAGCAGATTATGGCGAAGGAAAGGTTTGTGATGATGCTACATGGCAACCTATTTCTGGTGGATTAGAAATCAAGTTTCCTGATGGCAATTTATCATCTGATAGTTATGTGGCTAATGAATACTATAATACTTTCAAGACAGAAGGAGGTCTAGTAAAAACCAATACTGAAACCATGACTATTAAAGCTAGTATTAGTGTATCAGGAGATAGTGTTAACACAGCTACTTCTATTGTTAATGGTTCAAATACAGCTCCTAATAGTTCAGGTACTGTAACTGAATTAGCTGTATTTGATTATAATCATAATAGTAGTGCTGATGAAGCTGTTACTGTTGGTTGTGTATCTCAAACTTACCCAGATATAGTAAGGTTTATAGACCAAGCAGGAGATGGTGGTGATTTAGTATTTGAATGGATTAATACCTACAGCGATGGGAATTATAAAATCAGAATTAGTGATGTATCTGTAACAACAGACTCAGTTGATGTAACTACTGGGCATTACCAATTAGAAATCCAAAATACCAGTGGATTAGAATTTACAGATGGAACTGGCACAATTACTACAAATGCTACTAATATCGCATCAGGAGACCGTCTAAGGCTTACATATATAGCTAGTAATAGTAATGTCCAATTGGCTTTATATGACTCTGTAAATAGCATATGGAACGATATAGGGAGTCCTGTATCTGTTTCAGGCATTATTAATCCTTCTGTTAGTTTTGTTGGGTATCTTTCTGGATCAGTAAAAAATATTGCAGGAATTAATAATGCAACCATAACTTATAATTGTGATTCTCGCTATATGAGATTAGGAGATAAAATTACTCAAACAGGACAATATAGTCCAAATTTCTTTAAAGTATTATCACAATATGATACAGGGCATTTTCAAATTAATGGTGTAGATGCTGTAGTAATTTATAATGATGAATATGAAAGAATGTTCTCAGTAGCAGAACCAGCAGTAGGGACTATAGCTTTATCAAGAGGACATATAATGCTTAATAGTGCAGATAGAGGTAAATTAATTAATATTAATAATGTTACAGTACATTATGGCTAATCATCTACCAAAGAAAACAATACATCCACCAAAGAAAACAGTAGAAGAATGGCTCAATACAGTGAGTTATAAGCCAGACCCTGATTATGTCCCATCAGAATTTGCTTTAGAATTTATATCATTTATTAAATCAGTTAATGCTTCAATGGGAGGAGAAGAAAATACTACTCCTATAATGCATTATAAAATGCTTGATGCTTTAGCTGGCAAGAAAAAGAATATTGCTAATCTATGCCATCGTGGAGCTGCTAAAACTTCTGTAATGGCAGAGTACCTGTTTCTCTATATCGCAGTTACAGGAGGCATACCTGGCTTTGGTAAGATTAATTTTGCTCTTTATGTTAGTGACTCTATAGAAAATGGAGTCAAGAATATGAGAAAGAACTTAGAGCATCGTTGGGAAAATAGTGATTTCCTTCAATACTACCTTCCTAAGAAGGGAATGAGACTAACTGATGTTAGGTATCAATTCACTAATCTAGATGGGCATAAATTCGTTGTAAGAGGGTATGGAGCCCAGGCTCTTAGTCTTGATAGTATTCTTTATACTAAAGATGGATTAACTACAATGAAGGAAATTAAAGTAGGAGATAGTATCTATGACCCTACAGGTAATTTAGTAAGGGTAAAAGCTAAATCTGAAATATTTCATAAACCAATGTATAGAATAAACCTATCTGATGGTAGAACTATCAAAGTATCAGAAGACCACTTAAATTCTGTAAGGTTTAATCAGAGAATTAATAAAATATTAACAACTAAAGAGTTATTGAAAAGTAAATTAGTAAGAATTAAACCCAATGGAAATAAAAGTTACAATTATCATATCGTTAATACGGAACCCTTAAATTATTCTAAAAAAGAGTTCCTATTAGACCCTTATACTCTTGGATTGCTGTTAGGTGATGGTTCAATAAAGAGAATACCAGAAGACTATTTCTATGGTTCCATATCGCAACGTATTGAGCTTGTAAGAGGGTTAATTGATACAGATGGTTCTATATCCCCAGAAGGGAAAGTAACCTTTACATCGACTTCTAAAGCGTTATGTGATGGGTTGCTTAGATTAGTAAGAAGTCTAGGGGGAACTGGAAAATTTTTTAAAGGTAGATTGGCTAAAGGAAACCATAGAAAACTTTATAAAATTGGTATATGGCTTAATATGAATACAGCTAAATTACCCCGTAAAGCAAATAGAGAAAAGTTTAATAAATCTCTTAGTGTAGCTATAACTTCTATTGAGCCAATAGATTTAGAACCTTCGCAATGTATAGCGGTAGAATCAGAATTAAAAGAGTATCTTACTGATGATTATACCAGAACACATAATACTGGTGTACGTGGTGCTAAGGAGATGGGACAACGTCCTACATTAGCCATAATGGATGATCTCATATCAGATGAGGATGCTCGTTCTCCTACAGTAATAGCAGCTATAGAGGATACTGTTCATAAGGCTGTAAACTTTGCTTTACATTCCTCTAGATCAAAAAGAGTATGGTCTGGTACACCATTTAATGCTAAAGATCCTTTATACAAGGTTGTAGAATCTGGAGCTTGGTGGGTTAATGTATATCCAGTATGTGAAAAATTTCCTTGTGAAAGAGAAGAATTCAGAGGTAGTTGGGAAGATAGATTTGATTATGATTATGTGAAAGAACAATATGATACTGCTTTAGCATTAGGACAAATTCATTCATTTAATCAAGAGTTAATGCTAAGGATTATGAGTGATGAGGATAGACTCATAACTGATGATGATATTCAGTGGTATGATGTGAAAAGATTAATGAAAGCTAAAAGCAATTTTAATTTCTATATCACTACTGACTTTGCTACTAGTGAAGAAACTAGTGCTGACTATTCAGTAATAGCAGTATGGGCGTTGAATAATAATAGAGATTGGTTTTTAGTAGATGCTGTTGTTAAACGGCAATTGATGGATAAAAATATTGATTATCTTTTCAGAATGGTCTCTAGATATAAACCATTGGAAGTAGGAATAGAAATTAGTGGTCAGCAGAAAGGATTCATTGCTTGGGTTAAGAAAGAAATGCTTACTCGCAATATCTTTTTTAATTTAGCTAAGACGGGAACCAAAGAAGGGATACAACCTACTACTAATAAAATGACTAGATTTAGTGTAGTAGTTCCTTGGTTTAAAGCTAAGAAAATGTATTTCCCTAGAGAAGCTAAAAATTCTAAGGCTATAATAGAATTTATAGAAGAATTAAGTTTGGCTACCGTTAGAGGATTTAAATCCAAACATGATGATTGTATTGATACTATTTCTATGTTGGCTTTACTTAATGCTTGGGAGCCTTCATATGATAGTCCATCAGTAAATTATACAGAGAGAGCTGATAATTTATCACCTCCCCAACCTTGGGGATTATACGATACAGATATTGATTTTTTAGATTATGAAGAAGAATCAGGATTAAGTGGGTATTTAGGATGAAACTATCAAACATATTTGAGTATCTCGCACAAGGAGAATTAGCACAACATTATGTTGCTACAACCTCTTGTGGGACTATAGAGCCAGAGAATTATCATAAATTAATACCCAATATTAATATGGCTTTATTAGAACTGTATAAACGATTCCCTGTTATTCGTAAAGGATTGTTAATAGCAGTTGATCCATTAATAACAAATTATCCTTTAAGAGAGAAATACGCTATTAATTCTCCTTTATCTTCTCCTAACAAATATATTATAGATTCAGCAGATGATCCTTTTAAAGGCGATATACTGCTTATAGAGGATGTTATAGACGAAATTGGTACTGTCCTATACCTAAATGAAGATACGACCCAATATACAATCTATACGCCTACATTCGATACTGTAACGATACCTGCACCAGAAGCAGGACAGTATTTGAATATAGGCTATAGAGCGGCACCTGAGCATATTCCTTCTGTAGGAATTGATCCAGAAGAATATGAGGTTCTATTGCCTCCTGTAATGCTTGAAGCTCTATTATTATATGTTTATAGCAAATACCATACTGGATTAGATGAACAGATTGTAGAAGGAACTAGAATTAATTTTGCTAGGGAATTTGAGAAGAGTGTTAGTAGGATAGAATATGGTACTCTTATTAATAAGACTAACCATAGAAATAGTAAATTTAGTATGAATGGTTGGATTTAAGGAGAATACAAATGCCAATACAAAGTACACAATTACTAGGTGGGCATAACCCTACCAAGTATCTTCAACAATATATTGGATCAGCGTTAGATCATGTAATTCATGTTTCCAGTAATCTACAATTACTAAATGACATCTATAATAGTCTCAATGCTATTGATGTTTTAGATGATTACGCTCAATCAATTCAGACAGTAGCAAATTATATTAATAATAATAATGCTATTATTCAAGGAGCCCAAGGTGCAACAGGTGCCCAAGGTGCACAGGGAGCACAGGGAGCCCAAGGAGCACAGGGCGCAACAGGCGCAACAGGGGCGCAGGGTGCGCCAGGTGCTCAGGGCATACAAGGAAATCAAGGTAATAATGGAGCTCAAGGAATACAGGGTATACAAGGTATTCCTGGAATAACACCACACATTGATGCTACTACTGGTAATTGGTTTTTGGGAACAACAGATACAGGAGTTAAAGCTCAGGGTATTAATGGATTAGATGGTCAAGATGGTGTAGGAGTAAGGTGGCAACCAGCATTAGCAACAGCTTCTCAACTTCCTTCTTTGCCTTACGATAATGAAGTAGATGCTTTCTATATTAATGATACAGGGAATGCTTTTAGGTATGATGCTAATTTAAATAATTGGATTAATATAGGAAATAGAAAAGGATTCAAAGGGGATAAGGGAGACAAAGGAGACAAAGGAGATACAGGTGCGGCAGGGCAAGATGGAATAGATGGAGTAAACGGAGTAGATGGTAAATCAGCATATGAATTATGGGTTGCTCTTGATCCAGCTAATAATAATCTCACAGAAGCTCAGTGGTTGGCTTCTCTTGAAGGAGGAGAGTATGGTAGGGCAGTAGCATCTACTAATGATTTAGCCCCTATAGAAGCCAGAGAAGGGCAAAGAAGAGATGTTATTACAGGAACAGGTACAATTCTCACATATGCTTATTATGAAACTTCTGCACGAAATGGTATTAATTCTACGCATAACGCACAATCTGGTAAATGGGTTAATGTTACTAATGGTACTTACTATAACCCAACTAATTTTGCTATTGAATCCATAGAACAAACAGGAATAATAGGAACTGGTTCTACTACCCTAGGAGTAACAACTGAAACCAGCGGTAATAATACTGTTAATATTGGAAATGGAGCTTCTTTAAAAACTAATAATTCTACTAATATTGGACAAGGAGCTACTGTAGATGAACTTACAGGAATAGGCGGAAATACTGTTAATATTGGTTACAATAATAATTTAAAGGGAAGTAATAATATTAACATAGGAACCAATAATATTGTAGAAACTCATAATGCTATTAATCTTGGTAAAGATTCAACTATAAGAGTTAATAATAGTATTAATATCAGCCCTAAAGGCATAACTTTATCTGCTTCTTCTGACAATGTTATTAATATTACAAATGATAATGTCTTAAAGAATACTCATAATATTAATTCTGTTTATATGGGTTCAAATTCTGCTAATACGTTAGTTAATAGTGTTGTTTTAGGTAGACAAAATAGTAGTAATAATTCTGAATTTACAGATGTAGTAGCTGTAGGGTATCAAGCAGCTCCTTCTGGTATAGTTAGTAAATTTACTGGATTAGGAGAAGGTGCAGGACAGTATCAAACTAATGACAATGAATTAGTAATATCAGTAGGAGGTTCATTAGTTGTTAAAGCAGAGGTAGGAGCTGTAACTGCTAGTGATGGATATATCAATTTTGGTTTGCCAATTAAAGATATTACTGGAAATAAAAATGATGGAACTAAAGTTTTATCTTCAGATAGTTTAGGAAATTCTAAGTGGGTAGATGTATCAACACTAACAGTTAATAATACTGTTCCTAATTGGATTGATTTATCAAATAAACTAGTTGGCGGAGCCTATAATGAGAATCCAAATACTCCATTTGAATATTTGGAAGATGGAAATATTATAATAATAAGAGGAAGTATCAGTTTTAATACTCCTAATCCAGCTCCTTCTAGTATTTTATTAGCAACTAGTTTGCCAGTCATATTAACTCAACAATCCAATTTTAAAATAGTAGGGTCAGCTATTGATATTACTAATCTCAGTTTACATCCAACTACAATTACTATAGAGGGAAATTCATTAGTAGCTTATATCTATAGACATCAATCAGTAGCAGTAGCTTCTCCTGCAACAGGAGAGTCTATAGGGCAGACTGTAGTAACAGAAGCTAATCTTCCTACTAATTTTACTTTCAATATAACTTTTGGTAAGAACTAATGGCAGAATTAAAGACTGAAGTTGATAAAAAACTAATGAGTAATGTTGCAGAATGTTTTTTAGAATATGCTAAAAGTTCTACTTGCACTGACTCTAATTGCGATAGGACTGGATTACTCAATGTAAACTTTAGTGGTAATTTACATCCAGAAGGACTGTACCCATTCAGTGTAGCTGATCCAGTAAAACTTAAAGGAAATGGTTGGCACAAAGATGATTACGTTAAAGGGGATACCTGTGAAGACATTTATAAGTTAGTAGATGAAACTGTACCAGTAACTGACCCAGAAACAGAATATTATGCAGCAGATGGTAATAGTCTTAGTGGTAGATGGATTCACGTTATTAAAGCCAGTGGGTGGAAACCAGATCATCCAACTTATCCTTATTGGAGTAATACTGGATTACCAGCTCTATTAGATTCTGGTTCTGTAACTAATCTAGTAATTTATGATAAAGATGTCTATTTTTATAATGTATTTAGTACTTTATTTAGTGTCGATGCTAGTTTACCTTCTGTAATATTAGCCCCTGCTAATGATTTATTAGGAGTTAATGATAATCTTAATAGTAATAATCAAATATTCATTTTTAGATTAGGATTATTAGAAGCTAGTGTCCATAATACTGTTGATACACTTTATCCAGTAATAAAAGATGCTGTAAATCTTACTAAGCCAATAGATGCTGAGTTTATTATGAATGAACCCATAAATGCTCCTCAACATCTCTCTGAGACCTATAAGCAAGTAAGTGAAGATTTAGGATGCATTTATCTTCCTTCTAGTGTTGCTTTGGATTCTAATACAGGAATAACATTACCAGAGTACTTGGATATTAGGATAGCTTATTGGCTTATGAATGAAATACTATCCACTACCACTGCTGCTAATCTTACGATGTATACTCCCGATAACAGTCAATATACTGTTACTGAAATTATTAAACATCTGGATATAGAAATGAGGACTCCATAATGAGTGAGAAGTACAATTATGATGATAATGATGATCCTCAAAATCATTACAGGGGAAAAAAAGACCCTATTCAATTATTCAAGAAAGATAAGAAAAAATTACTAGATGTTCCTTCTAAGCAAAGAATAGCAGTAGAAGGATTAAATGATACTTCTGATGAATGGAAGAACCCTCCTAGATTAGCTGATTTGAAAATAAACCTTCAAGATGCTCAATCTGCTCATGATTATGCTATGAGTAACATTCAAGAATGGTTGGATTATTATCATGTAAGAGGAGTAGCTGCTGCTAAAGTTAGAAATAATAGATCATCAGTACAACCAAGACTCATTAGAAAACAGGCAGAATGGCGCATACCGTCTCTTATGGAGCCGTTTTTGTCTACTGAAGACATTTACAATGTCAATCCAGTAACAGCTGAGGATAAGGCTTCTGCTTTGCAGAATGGACTAGTTCTAAATAATCAATTCAATACTAAACTTAATAAAGTAAAGTTTATATCAGAGTATATTAGAACTGTAGTAATGGAAGGAACTGTAATAGTAAAAACTGGTTGGGAGTATCAAACAGAAATTAAGGAAGTAGAGAAAACCAAATATATCTACAGAGAAGCTCAGAATGAGCAAGAAGCTGCCTTAGTTCAAGAGTTAATAGATTGGCATAATCAAGACCCAATCATGTTTAGACAGGAAGTAGAAGAAGAAGTAGCTGTCACTGTAAAGATGAGTCAAGAACAACAGAAACCAATCTTAGCAGTTCCTGTGGGTAAGTATAAAACAAAGGAAGAAGTTACTATAAAGAATCAACCAACTTGTGAAGTATGCAAAAATTCTCAGGTAATCATTGACCCTAGTTGCATGGGAGATTTAGACAAAGCAGAATTCATAATTTATGTGTTTCAGACTTCTTATTCTGACTTAAAGAAAGATGGAAGGTACCATAATTTAGATGCTATTAGAGTAAAAGATGCTTCATTAGATGGATTTGGAGATAATGATAGTGTAGCTGGAATGGATGATGTAGCAATAGTGAATGCTGCTGATAATACTATTAGAAACCAATTACCACCAACTAATAGGAATAATGGAGATGAAGCTCATTGGCAAGGTAATGATGGATTCAATTTTAAAGATAAAGCTAGACAAAAATTCACAGCATATGAATATTGGGGTTTTTGGGATATTGATGGTGATGGAATAACTAAACCTATTGTTGTTACTTGGGTTAATGATACTGTTATTAGAAGGGAAGAGAATCCATTTCCTGATAAGAAGCTTCCATTTGTTAAAAGAACTTATCTTCCAGTATTACATCAAATTTATGGTGAACCTGATGCTGCTCTATTAAGAGAAAACCAGACTACAGCAGGAGCTGTATTGAGAGGAACACTGGATTTAATGGGCAGAAGTGCTAATTCACAAAGAGGAATTTCTAAAGATCTTTTAGATTTTGTTAATAAAAGAAAGTTCGATAATTATCAAGATTATGAATACAATCCAGGAAAAGACCCTAAAACTGATATTATTGAACACAAATACCCTGAAATTCCTAAATCAGCAATAGAGATACTGGATATGCAAACTAGAGAGGCTGAGAGCCTCACAGGGGTTAAATCTTTTAATTATGGTATCAATAGTGCATCACTAGGAAAAGTCGCTACAGGAGTCAGAGGAGCTTTAGATGCAGCTTCTAAAAGAGAACTTTCAATCCTCAGAGGGTTAGCAGATGGTATCATAGAAATTGGACATAAAATCATCGCTATGAATCAAGAGTTCTTAGAAGATGAAGAAGTAGTAAGAGTAACCCATAAAGAGTTTGTCAGAGTGAGAAGACAAGATTTAGCAGGTAACTTTGATTTATCCCTTACTATTTCTACAGCAGAAGAAGATAATGCTAAAGCAGAAGAATTAGCATTTATGTTACAAACATCCGCTCAAACTCAAGACCCAGGAGAGGTTAGAATGATAAGAGCTGAAATTGCTAGGCTTAGAAAAATGCCTGATTTAGCTCGTAGAATAGAAGAATATGAACCTCAACCAGACCCATTAGAAGAAGAAAGAAAGAGATTAGAAATAGAATTACTAAAAGCTCAGATTGCTAATGAGAATGCTAAAGCTACAGAAAATAGTGCTAATGGTGAATTAGATTTAGCTAAAGCAGAGGTAGAAAGAGCTAAAGCATCATTGTTTAAATCTGAGAAAGATATGAAAGACCTTGAATATCTTGAACAAGAGTCTGGTGTAAATCAAGCTAGAGATATTGAAAAGCTATCTCTACAACAGGAGCATGATCTAATTAAACAAGAAAATGATATGCATACTAAGATGGCTATAGAGCAATATAAGAGTAATCAAGCAAAAGCTAAAGCTAAAGAAACTCAAACTAAACAAGCTAATAAACCAAAACCAAAAGGAAAATAAAATATGGACAGCTATGAAAATGATGAAACTCCAATGTTAAATGAAGCTCAAGCATTAGAAATGATTAGCATTTATAATAGAGATATTGATAAAGCTAAAGCTCTAAATGAGTTACAAAATAATAAGAGTTTCCAATCTTTAGTAATGGATTCATACTTTAAAGAGGAAGCAGTAAGATTAGTTTCATTATTAGCAACATCCCCACAAGGAGATAGACCTAAAATAATTGATGATCTCTACGCTATATCAGCATTCAGTGCATACTTAACCAGTATTGATCGTAATGCTGAGCAAGCAAGAATGAATAAATCAGCTATACAAGAAGTGTTAGCAGAGATTAAGGAGGATTAATAATGGAAGAAATCAATTATGCAGAGTTAACTGATGATGAGTTAATGAACATCGATGATTCTGGATTCAAAGCTATTCAGGATAAGCCCACAGAGTCTTCTGAGAAGCTCGAATTGACAGATGATACAAATGGTCAGCCTACTAAAGAAAAGGCTCAGGATGAGGAAATTAAGCCACAGGAGAGCATATCTGAAGACAAAGATGAGCTTCAAATAGAAAAAGAAGAAAATCAAAAAGAAGAAGATCAAATACAAGAGGAAGTTAAGGAAGTTGAGGAAGTTGCTGGAAAGGAAAATATTACTAAAGAGGATTCAGATTTCCGAGCAGAGACACTTGCACCTCTTAAAGCAAATGGAAAAGAGCTTAAAATCAATTCTGTACAAGAATTACGAAATCTAGCTTCTATGGGTGCTAATTACAGTCTTAAAATGCAAAAGATAAAACCTCATCTAAAATTGCTAAAGACATTAGACAAATATAACCTATTAGAGGAAGATAAAATAAATTATCTTATCTCCTTGACTAAAGGAGATAAAGGTGCTATATCGAAATTATTAGCAGATTCTAATATTGATCCAGATTACATGGATTTACCAGAATCCAGTGACTACAAAGCTAACGACTATACCATCCCTGATTCAGAGTTAATATTAGATGAGGTTCTAGAGAATATTAAATATTCAGAACATTATCCTGCAACTATGGAGATATTGGGCAATGTTTGGGATGAGCAAAGTAGATCAGTAATTGCAGCTAATCCTCAATCTATTAAAACCATACATGATCATATTGCTAATGGTATGTATGCCAAGATTTGGGATGAAGTAGAAAGACAAAGGATGTTAGGCAATTTAACTACACAGTCTGATGTAGAAGCTTACGATATTGTAGGTGAGGCTATGCAGGAACAGGGTATGTTTAATCCTACAACTGAGTCAAATACAGATAGTAAAAGGAAAGCCAAGCGTAAAGCTGCTGGCTCAACAAAAAACTCAGGTAGTATAAAGAAAAAAGAAAAGCCATCTTTGAGTGAATTTGACATATTCAATATGACAGATGAAGAAATCGAAGCTCTTGTAATACCTGGTATAACTTAATTGTAGGAGGCTAAAATGCCTAATGTAAATGTAGATGTAAAAGCTGATTATGGTCAGCAAAAATATAATGCTCCTAGTGGTTATGGGCAACCTGGTGGTGTAGAAAGTAGTATCGGCCCACAGATCAATACGTTCTTCTGGCAACGTAAGGCTTTAATCGAATTAAAGAAGCAAATGTACTTCTCTCGATTTGCAGACCCTGTAACAATGCCCAAGAATTATGGTAAAGAATTAGTAAAATATCATTACCTTCCTTTACTGGATGATCGTAATATCAATGATCAAGGTATTGATGCTAATGGTGTATCAACTGATATGAAAGCTTCTATCCATATCAATATGCCTGGTATTGGTGCTCTACAGAACCAATATCTTTCATATTGGGCTATTGGTGAAGGAGCTACAGAAGCTGCTGCTCAAGCGGATGCTATTCTTAAAGCAGAAGACATTTTTAAGAATCTTGGAGTATTTGATACTGATTATGCTACCACTAAAGCAGCTCTAGAAGCTCTCTCAGACCCTTGGGTGATTGATGATACTCTTCCTGTAGTACCTGGTACAGGAAACCTATATGGCTCTAGTAAGGACGTAGGAACAATATTATCTAAACTACCTGTATTGTCAGAAACAGGTGGTAGAGTTAATCGTGTTGGTTTTAGGCGTATCCTAATTAAAGGAACATTTGAGAAATTTGGTTTCTTCACAGAATCAACTCTTGAAGCTGATCAGTTTGATACTGATGCAGAACGTCAAATGCATATCAATCGTGAAACTATCCGTGGTGCTACTGAATTAACAGAAGATATGCTACAAGCAGATTTATTGAATAATGCTGGTGTAGTTCGCTATGGTGGTAATGCCGTAAGTATGGATCAAGTTAATGGCGAAGTTGGTACTGAATCATTAGTTACATATGATAGTTTAATTCGTCTTGGTATTGATTTAGTTGATAATCGTATGCCACCAGATATTAAACTCATCGATGGTTCTCGTATGATTGATACTAAAACTATTCCTAATTCATATGCTATGTTAATTGGCTCTGAATTAATTCCTCAGCTTCGTCGTATGGTTGATAGTTTTGGTAATCCAGCATTTATTGAGTATCAAAAATATGCTAATGGTGGGAATATTCTTCCTGGAGAAATTGGTTCTATAGGACAATTTAGATTTATTCTAGTGCCCGAGATGCAACATTGGGCTGGAGCAGGTGCTCCTGTCACTAATAATGCTGGTTATCGTGAATCTAATGGTCATTATAATGTTTATCCAATGCTAGTAATAGGAAGTAAAGCATTTACTACTATTGGATTTCAAACATCAGGAAGAAATCATAAGTTTAAAATCCATACAGTTAAACCAGGCTCTAAAGAGAGTTACTCTCGTTTTGATCCTTATGGTGAAACTGGATACCATTCAATTAAATGGTGGTATGGTTTCATGATGTTACGTCCTGAATGGTTAGCAGTAGTGAAGACTGTAGCTACATATTAGATTCTATTACCTTAGAATCATTATCCCCAATACTAAAATAATATTGGGGATTTTTTTTAATTAGTGGAGGCGACCACTTAAAAAGATAGGAATAAAAGTTATGGCTTTAACCGATATTGAAAAAAAAGAATTAGCTATTCTTAAAGAAACAGCTACTAAGGCTGGGATAAAATTTCATCCTGCTACTGGATTGCAGAAGATGAGAGACTTAGTTCGTAGGGAATTAGCACCATCTGCTAATTCTCATATATTAACAGAGGCAGGTGATATATCGACTGAGCAATCAATGCTAGATGCTATGGAAGATAAGACTTCTATGGAAGCTAAAGCATTGAGAGCAAGAATTAATATGCCAATGTTACCTCAATTTCAATCTAAGCTTAAAAAGGAACAGAATGCTCGTAATGAGTGTGGCAAACTAGTGAGGATTATTGCTCATAATAACAATCCATTACAGAAAGATTGGCAAGGTGAAATTATTACTGCTTCTAATGATTTGGGTACTTGGAGAAAATTTGTTTTATTTGATGTAGAGTATCATGTACCTCAAATTATTCTTAATGTAATGAAAGAGAAGAAATATTCTCATTTTTATACTAAGAAAAATGATCAAGGAATTATTACTCGTAAAGTAAAGATGTTACCAACATATAATATTGAAATACTAGAACCTCTTGCTAAAAAAGAATTAGCTCAGTTACAGAAACAACAGCAAATAACTTTAACAGAAGACGATTAACAGGAGATTGCCAATGGCTTCAGAATCTTTAACAATTGATACTGATTTAACAGTAGAGAAACCAGATATAGCTCAACTGGTAGGAGAGGATGGAGCCTTTGGTAAGATGTTATGTGATGTGGATTCTCTTATGGATTCACAATATAAAAAAGGAAGAATTAAAGGAACTGATTACGCTAAAGTATTATCTGATAGTATCCAATCTACTATTAAATCTGCTACCGATTTTATAGTTCAAAGGGAATTAATAGCAGCACAGGCATTATATTATAAATGGCAAGCAGAGAAAGCTAAAAGAGATTCTATTTTAGTAACTTCTCAAGAAATAAAAATGAAAGCTGAGCTTGCTAATGAAGTATTAAAAGGATGTTTTGTTAAGGAACAAACTAAAACTCAAACTGAAAAAACTAATACTCAAATACAAGAAACTAATAAGATTTTAAAAGAATCTCTAGATATTGAGAAACATACTGAAAGATTAACTCAAGAGATTAAAAATTTAAAACAAACAGAATTAAAATTATTAGAAGAAACAGCAGTAGCTCATAAAATGATAGCTCAAACTAATGCTAAAACTTCTAATATTCTTCAACATACACAATTATTAGAGCAAGAAACTAATCATGAAATCCAAAAGAAACTGCTTACCACAGAGCATATTGCTTTAATAAAAAATCAAGCTGATCATGAGATTTCTAAAAAGCTTAATACAGAAGCTGATACTGATTTCATTAAAGATAAAGCAGATCATGAAGTCTCCAAAAAACTCGATACTGAAGCTCATACAGATTGGATGAAGGAGCATAAGAGTGTTGAGCATGAGATGATAGAGTATACAAAACAGAAAGGATTATTAGAAAAGAAAAGAATTAGTGTAGAAGGTAAACGTATACTATTAATGCAATCTGAAATAGATGTAAATGACGCTAGAGTCCCTCTATTATGTGCTCAAGCTAAGGTAGAATTACGCAAAGTTGATGTCATGGGATTTGATGCAATTTATAAAAAGGTTGCAGCTATGGTTCAAGCTAAAGAAGTTTCAATAAAACAAGCTGAAATAGATTTAACATGCGCTAAAACCAAAGCAGAACAAACTAAAGCATACTTAACCAAATACCAAGCATTGGGTGTTCTTGAACAATCTAAAACTGAACAAGTGCACAGGGAAGTAATGAAATATGGTATCCTAGAGGCTAAATCTAAAGCTAAATCAATGGAAGCACAAGTTCAAACTGGATTAGCTAATGCACAACTATTAAAACAAAAAGTTAAAACTGAATTAGCACAAGGTAAAGTTTTAGAGGGTAAATTAGAATTATTCGCAGCACAATATGCTGGTTTAGTTAATGATGCAAAATTAAGAAACCAGAAATTAAAAGATGATGTAAGAATATCTCAAGCAACATTATCTTTGGATGGAGATGTTACTGGATTAGACCAAGAAGACGTATCATTAGCAGAACCTACTACTATTCAAACTACTATTAGTGAAGTAACAGAAGTTACTCTTCCTGAATCTGATACTAGTGTTGAATTTGAAGTATCAGAATCTCCTTTACCTGAAGGAGATACTATGCCTGATTTGACTTGTGAAAAAGGAGAAATGGAGCAAATAGACATTAACTCAAGTTCTATACCTACTCCAAATGTAAATTGCCCTAAATAGGAATTCATGGTGATAGAAAATGGGGACAAAATGGTTAGCTAGTTATTCAATAGCACCTGTTACTCCTAGAGATGTTAAAGTTGTTAGTGCTCATCCTCATTTGATGCATTCTATCAAATGGGGAGGAGATATTAGTCAAGCAGTTATAAAAGATTATTTGATTAGTATTAAGACTAGAGTTAATAAATTATTAAAATATACAGATGATACTTGGGAATATACTAATCCAACTATTCATGCTAATGGACTTGATATAAATCAACTAGCAAGAAGATTAGCAGAAGAAGAATATCCAGATGCTACTATTACTAATATTGAAATTAATTACTCAGAAGAGTTTCATTGGGGGAAATTCTTCACTAGATTTTATAAATCAAAACAAGATTTAGGTTATAACCATCCTTCTACGTTACATTCCCCTAGAGATTTTAACGAACAACTTCCTTGGTGTTTTTTTACTAATAAAGATATTCTAGGTGAATATAATGAAGAACTAGGTTATGAATTCGGACAAGAAGGTTGGGTTACAAATTATGGTAAATTCTTCACTGTTAAAATCTTTACTACAGAAGTAGAAAGAGATTATGTTGAAGGTTATTATGATGAAGAACATAATTGGCACCCAGGTTATTGGATTAGTGAAAACACTGATCACCCTATTGAGCTTAATACCAAATATACCCGTGTTCTTGGAACAGGAGGACAAGGAGGTGATCCTGAGTTTGTACCTGGATTATATACTCCCATAACTGCTCATGGCTATTCTCCTAGTTTCGTAGAATACTTCGATGATCCAAGTAATCCTCAATTAATGTATTCTACTATTTATAAAGAAGGTTTAGATTGGAAATTTCCGCACATAGAATTAAAAATTACATTCGACAATAATCGGATAACATATACTTGGTATGACATGGGGAGATGGGATTTAGAAGCTGGAAAAGAAACTCTTACTCAAACTGAACTTCCTGATACTGTTCTACCTTTTATTCCTATTCGTCTCAATAAAGTTAATATAACGGATTCTAGCCTTAAAGATAATTCTATAGCTAAAAGTATTAAGAAAGCTTGTAAGAAGCTACAAATGAATCCTCGTGAGATTTTGAATAGTATTAAGACTCAAGGAGGAATGTCTAAAACTCAAGTAGAAACTCAGATAGACGAAGAGATTGCTGAAGAAATAGAATTAAATCAACATAACAGTTCGTATACTCCTCCTACTGATACTGAACGGCAACAAAGAATTGATAATCTATTAGCTCAAGAACGAGCAGATGCGTTAGAAGATAAAAATGATATTTTTATCGCTTTCATGACATCATTGGCTACTGAAAATAAATGGGAAAAAGAGCTCTTGTACTGGACATTTCATAGATATTATTCTGATAGCGCAATACAACTTGTACGAGCTCCTGGTGATGTTACAGAGGTAGAATTTAATATCCCTGACCTTTACTATAGAATCTCATTTGACCGCATAGAACTCACTACAGGAGCTTCTGTAGACACTCCTCCAGCATCTCTTGAAGAAGACAAATATGCATTAGAAATCATTTATCAATTAGTTCATGAACCTCTTTATGGAACAGGCACAACAGATGAAGTAATTTACACGTATCGAGGTTATGATCAAATAAGATTATGGCATATGGATGATTCAGGTAATGTAAATCAATTAGATGTTTATAAATTTTCAACTTCTTTAGGTACTCCTAAAGATTTAGAAACTTGGGACGGAACATTACCGACTGATGCTAATGATTATTATTGGGCTCTAAATACTATAGGGGATAAGACTGGAGACGCTAGAGATATTGCAACTAATAAACATTGTATTCCGATTCATAGAGAAGTATTAGAAGAACGAACTGCTCAGTTATCATCTGATGATAGACAACAAAAAATCCATAAACTAAAACTTTTAAAAAGATGCTATGAATATGGTGTTTGTTTCATAATCGTAGAATTAAAAAAAATTCATGTTCCTTGGTGGGTATCTTGGATAAAAGCTATAGCTTTCATATTCACAGTAGCTCTAGAATTATTTGCTATAGCAAATTTTTGGAATCCTGCTGGATGGTCAGTACAATCTTTAATAGCATTTGTAGAGCAACAGGTAGTCAATTATGTTGTTGATGAAGTTATTGGATTGATAGTAGAAGAATTAATAAAAGAATTACCTGAAGAAGTAGTAGCTATTATTAGTATAATAATTCAAGTAGTAAAATCATCAATAGCTGGGAAATTTGAAAATACTAATAATATTGAGTTAGCTTTAGAATTAGTTGATGCAACATCATCTGGTATGCAATTTATTAGAAATGCTGAAAATAGACAACTAGCAAAAATGGATAAAGAATTAGATGACAAAATTAAGGAATTAGATGAGAAATTAAATGAAGCCAAAGAATATCTTCAATCATTAAATCCTAGTTACAATACTTATAAAGAAGGAGATTATATTAATCAATTTAATACTAGTATTCATAGCCCTAGTGACTTTATTTATGAAGAATCTTATTATGGGGACATATATGCATTATTAGAAACTCCTAAACAATTTATCAATAGAACTATAAGAACAGCTAATCCTGGATTAATAGCAATAAATTACCCTAGAGTTTCTACAGCAATGCTATTAGACCCTACAGCAAATTTGGATATTAATAATATTTAGGAGTAATATTATGGCTAGAAATAGAAATAAAAGTAGAAGTAAAATTAAAAATAGAGGAAGAAGAGGTAATAAACATCAATCTATAAAATATAAATCTACAGAATTTAAGCCTGTATTAATAGGAGAAAAAGATATTAGTAAAGCTCCAATATTAAGAGCTGTAGTAGATCAATTACGAAAGAATAACAGTAATAAAATTGCTAATACAGGAATTACTAGTAATCCAAAAGATTTACAATTTCTTACTGATTTATTTAATGCTAGTCCATCTATTGATACTATTTCACAATTACCAAAAAGATTTCCTCAATTAGCTAATAATAAAAATTTAATTAATGAAGCTTTAAAACGTATCACTACTGTAGATGATTTAGTAAATGTTGCTTCTGGATTAGGCATAGACATTAAAGATTCTAGGATACAAAATCAATTTAAAAAAATAACATCAGGAGCAGATATTAATACTAATATTGCTGATTCAACTATCACTAATAGCGCTGATGTTTATAAAAACATTTATGTTCCTCCTTCTAATGCTAAAGTAGCTGAGAGACCGTCTCAGAGCTCCTCTAAGGCGTTTACTCCTATTAGTAAGGGTAAACTATCTTCTGGCTATATCGCTTCTCAGAGAGCAATAGGGAATGCCCCTACAACTGTTACTAAAGAAATTAATCCAGTTGCTCCTACAGCAACATATAATTATGCAGAATATACTCCTGTATTACCAAAACCAAAGCTAAAACCAGATATACCAATCCCAGCAAGTATTCCTACTGGATTGAGTAATACCCCTACTATTAACCCATATCAACCAAATGCATCTTTTACTCCTTTACTTGCCAATACTGGCAATGATCCATCTGAATTATTCTCAGTAGGGGGAAATGCTCCTACTACATTAGATGCTTCTCAGCTCGCATTACAGCCTCCTAATACTGGATTACAGTATAATGGACTAGGAATTACTAATAACACCCCTACAGGTGTTATACCTCAATTAGGAGTTAAATCTAATGATAATGGATTCCATTTTACTAGGAAATCGATGTTTGGTGATGATAAAACCATTGGATGGCTTACAGGAGGAGCTCAGGTAGCTTCTAGTATTATGGATATTTACAATGGATATAAAGCTGCTAAGCTTGCTAGAGAGCAATATGAACTAAAAAAGAACGCATATAAATTAGATTATCAGAATCAAGCTAAATTATTGAATAGAGATATTCTAAGACAAGAAAGAAATTTTGCTGCTATTCAGAATAGAAAGCATACTGGCACTAGAGATCAATATTATAATACTATTAATAAGCAAGCAGATAAGGCGTTTCAAAAGCATAAATTAGACCCCAATGCAGCTAATAATTTTTAGGAGTAAGTTATGCCACAAATAACTTGGAAGAATTTAGGAGATTTGGATTTCTCTGACTCTAATGATCTTAGGGTAAAAGGTTCTGAAATGATGGCTAATGGGGCTAAAACTTTAGTAGATATGTTCAAAGAAATTGCTGCTAAAAATGCGGTAATAGAGAAAGAACAAAGAGATGCTAAGTTTGCCAGTGCAATACAAGAAATGTCATTGGCTCAAAATGAAGGACAATTGAGGCAATCTTATATTGATGCTATGAAGGTTGATGGTATAGGAGCTGATAATGTATTGAGACTTACTGATACATATAAAGGGTATCAAAAAGGAATACTTGATCTTCAATCAAAAAGATTAAGTAATATAGGACAAGGATTGGTTAATACTGGTAAACAACAAACCATAAATTATACTGCTAAAACTCAGCCTTTAAAGATTCAATCAGATAATGCAGTCAATAAAGGAGTGCTTGATACTATTCAAGGAAAGGTTGCTTCTACTAATAGCAATAATGCTCTTATAGTGAAGCAGAACGCTTATAAAAGCTCTCAAATTGATTCTAATACTAAAGCTCAATTACCCTTTTTAGAGGCTCAAAATAAAGCTTCTGAAGCGATTACAGGAATTGCTAAATCAGATTATGATGCTCAAATAATCCAAGCTAAAAAAGATGTAGGAATACCTTTATCAGATGCTAAAACAAAACTAATAGCAAATAATACTAATCAAAGTAAAAATAAATTAATACAAGCAAGTAATATCGCTAGTATTAAAAGTAATTTACCTGAATTAGTAGCTAAAGAAAGTGCAGCTAAAGCTGAACTTGGTATTACTAAAAGTAATCAAGATAAGAAAATCCTAGATAATACAGAAGCTGCAACTATGGGAACTGCTATTAATGAGGCTAGAACTGCTTTAGTAAAATCTGCTGTTGCTAGTGAAAATTCATTTAATAATGCTAATCTTGAACAAGAAGCTAATACTGCTAAATTAAAATCTGAGACCGCTAAATATGATGCATTAGATGATAATTATTATAGTGATAAAAAGAAAGCAGAACTTCTTAAAATTAAAGATGCAGAGGATTTAAGAAGAGCTAGAATCCAAGCTGAAAAAGATAAGTCTGCCATTAGTAGAGCTAAAGTTAAAGAAATAGATGATAAAATTAAAAGAAGACAAGCCATATCAAATGTTGTTAATGAAACTATGATAATTTCTCAAAATGATAAAACTCTGTCTCCTACTAAAATGTACGAGAGAGCTCTGAAATCTCTTAGAAGTAAAGGTAAAAAATTAACAGCAGAAGAAGCTCTGGGAATGTTTGACCATTTTGTTAAAGTTAGTAAATTTGAAGATAGAAAGATTAGTCCTCTCAAGGGAACTGCTAGTAAATTTGCAACACAAGATGATTCTGTTAATAAACATTATAATAATCTTAATAATAAAGATAAAGAATTGATTGATACTGTTATGACTTCTCTGCAATCTAGTGGTGCAATACTAGATGGTGGTGTAATTAGGAAAATTAAACCTAGCCGTCATGAAGAGTATATGAAAGGTCTCATAGAGCATATGAGTAAGAATACTGATAATTGGTCTCCTTTCACTTTTGATACTACTAATGCGGTAGAAGGTTATACGAAGTACAATAGGAATTGGTTTAACAAAACTGTAAATGAAACTAGAAATCCATTGAAAATAAAAAGGTAGGAATTACTAATGGCAACACCTAATGATTTAGCAGAAAAATTAAGACAATCTCTTATTAATAATCCTACTAGAAATGCTCTAGCGGTTCCTGAACAATCTCTATTAAACCAAGATACTATCGATCAATTGAATATTCTTAATCAACGTATAGCGGATGCTAATCGTAGATTAGGCGTTAGTGATCAAAAGAAGCAGAGATTAGCTAGAGTATCAGAAGAGAAAAAGCAAAGACTATTTACTGGTAGAGAAATTTCTAATGAACCTAATCCTTTAGCTGGTATTAGTAGAGATGCTACATCATTAAAACCAAGTGATGAGGTAAGTAAAGCTCTTGGTTTACAACCTGACGTTCTTACTGGTGATTCTGTCATAGATGAAGCTATGACTAATATTAATAAATCCTTATTAGAATCTGCTCAATTTGAGCAACAAACTGATAAATCATTGATGAATGCTATTAATGCTGATTTATGGGATAGTGATTCTAAATTTCAACAGGAAGTCATTAATCAAGCAGATTTTATTGATACGAAGGAATTTATAGTTCTTGATGGTGATAGTTTCATTAGGTCTGATGGAACCCAGTATCGTCTATTTGGTGTTAATACCCCTGAGACACGTAAACCTGAGAGTTGGAAACTTACTAATGCAGAAGGTTACAATAACTTTATACGTAAAGCCAATGAAGGTTATAGAGCTTATCTCAATTATTCAGGACAAAGTTCAGAAGATTTTACTCTAGACAATTATTTGGATAATGGCGAGAAAGCTAAACAAATTTCTCAACAATTCTTTGCTAATAATCCATCAGCAAGAATGATAGTAATTCCAGAGGAGGACAAGTCAGGTCGTGGCGCTACACTAGTAGATTTCGTTAGTCCTGATGGTATTAAATTATCTGATTTATTACGTTATAGACCAGAAACTAATGATGATTTCTACACTGATCAAAAAGCTATAGCAGGATATGATCGAGCCAATAAAGAACAAGTAGCACAAGCTATGAGACGAGAAGGAATTAATTCTCCTTCTTATGATAATGAACTCAATGATAGTAATGCCGCATTAACTATTCCAAGATATATTAGTCAAGCTATTGATACTGGTGTTGGAAGTGCAGTCAATGCTGCTAGCGGTATTGTTACTAAAGTAAATGAATTAGGACAAAGATTATATGCAGGAGAAGAATCTGCTAAATTAGAAAATATTCAGAAATTAGAAAGTAAATTCAAAGAAATTAATAAAGAAAAAGAATCTGCTAGAAAACAATTCGTAGCTGGGCATTATGATCTTACTAAAGATACTTATGCTATGGCAGCATTACAAAAAAGATTTAAGGAAAATCCTAATGATAATTTTACAGTAAAAGAATTAGAAGCTCTTAATAAAACTGGATTACAGGTTAATTATAAAGCTTTTGAAGATACTACTGTTGCTTTTAAAGATAGAAAAACTCTTATTAATACTAGATTTACTTTTGATAATTTAGATGATCCAGAAGTAATAAAAAGAGTAGGAAAAAAACTTATAAATGCTGTTAAAACTCCAAAAGGATTACATGGAATATCCGAGTTACAGTACAAACAATTCTTAAATAAAAATAAAAAAGATAGAAAATTAATAAGAGACTATTTTGATAAAGCAGTACAGAGTAATGCTCATCTTACTGCTAATGCTAAAAAGCATATTGCTCAAGTATTCGATGATGTCAAAGAAACAGCAATTTTAAAGAATAGTCTTAGAGACTTTAAAGATGGTAATTGGCTTAGCGGAGGAGTAAGTGGAGCAGATTTCATAGCTAATGCAGTCTATGATGGTCTGAGAGGTATGATAGAACATCCTAAAGCTAGTATGGATACTATATCAACTTCATTAGGTGCATCAGCAATGTCAATAGTATCTGGTGGTACTGGATTTGCAGTAATAGCGGCAGATCGTATTAGTCAATATCAAGATGAAGCTTCTAAATTAAAAGGAAGAGAATTGACTACTGGAGAAAAAGCGATAGTAACTTTAATGTCTACACTATCTGCTGCTGCTGATGCAGGTATGGCTCATAGTATTGCTAGGATAGGAACTAAACTTACTCCTGCTAATATATTAGCTAATGATGTAGAGTTTTTGGCAACAGGAACCATAGGAGCTGATATTGCTAAATCTATTGTAGCAGAAGCTGAAAAATCAGGAGTAATAGCAAAAGCAGCAGCTGCTTTTAATATTACTGGTTCTAAACTAATGGACTTGAATAAAGCTCTAGGAGTAAAACTAGGACAAACTGAGTTAATATCAGGAACCAAAGATAAAATTTTTGATCCTGCTATAGCAAGAATTTTAAATCCTAAAAGTAAGATTGGTAAAATCTTTAACAGTAGCTTGGGAACATCAGCCAACTTTGGAAAGCAAGCTGTATTACTTGGATTACTTGGCGGTAAAAATGCTATTGTATGGGCTGCTAAGAAGGCTAAAGACCTTCCTCGATGGGGTAGGACTAAAACTGCTTTAGGGATGCTAGGAGACTTCCTGAAGGCTTCTACAGGCGAATCTATAACAGAAGCATTCGTACAGTTCTCAGAACAAACTGCTAAGAATGTCGGTGATTGGAGTAAGAATGATCTTAAAATCATTGCTCAAGGAGCCAGAGAAGCTTCTGCTGGTGGATTTGTTATGGGTGCTCCTAGTATACTAGAAGGAGGTTTACATCGTAAAAAAAGAGCTATAGCTGAAGCTCAAAATGAAGCTATAGTAAAAGCAGCATATGATGTTGTGAATGCTACTCCTGAAAAGATTATTGAAAATATCACTAATACTAAAGCTAAAACTTATAATGTCGATAAAGCATATGATTTATTATTTAGCAAAGAATATAGAGCTATTGATAGATCAGAAGCTGATATTAAAAATGATATTGGTAAGATTCAATTAACATTAGTAAAAGAAAAGGTAGCATTAAGTAAAGTAAAAGATCTTTCTATTGAGCAGGAAACTAGATTAGAAGAAATTAATAGAAAAATAAATGAATTAACTAAATTTAAAAATGATATATCAGCTCAATTTAAAACTGATATTATTAATCAGAGTGTTCAATCAATTCAACCAGTAATACCAGAACAAATTATCCAGAAGGATGATTTCAATTATGAAGACACTGTTGATAAAATTTCTAAGATTCATACTAGTAATTTAACAGATACTGATATAGAAACAGCTCAAAATCTTTTAAACCAGAATGAAACTAAAAGACAAATAGAGTTGGATTCTATTTCTGATACTCTCAAAGAAGATCAGAAAAAACTCAAAATAGAAGGTATAAACAAAAAGTATAATACATTTAAAACCCGTTTAGAAAGTACTATTAATAGAGGTAGTCCTGAGGTATTAACTGCTAATCAAAGAGTAGGAGTACAGCCTGTAATTCCTCTTAGTATTATTAAAGAAGATGATTTTGATTATATAGAAACAGCTAATAGGATAGTAAATACTCCTGTAGAAAGATTAACAATAAATGATATTTCATCAGCTCATAATTTATTAGATCAAAATGAAATAAAGAGACAAACAGAATTGTCTACTATTAAAAAAACTGACACTCCTGAGCTAATAAAATTACAAGAAGAACAGATTAATAAAAAATATGATGAGTTAGAAACTAAACTTAAAACCGCTATTAAACAAGGTAGTCAACAAATCTTAATTGCTACTGGATTAAAGAGTAATCAAGAGTTAAACATAGAATCAGTTAATGCTGTAAATGATTCTTATAGTAGACAAGATATTACTAAATTCGAAAATAATCTTAAAGAGAATTTAATCCCTAAAACTACTAATGTCTTTGGTTCTACTCAAACTGAAAGAGATAATCATAGGGATTTCTTAGAAGCCATTATTAATAATAAAGCATTAAGTGCTGATGTTAAGAATAAAGCTACTAGTATGCTCAAATTACTCAATCAGTTCGATCAATCAGCTCAGAATGTTAAAGAATTAGAGAAAAATGCTAATGCTAATAAGATTGCTCTTAGAAGTGGTGAGAATAAAACTATTTTTACAGTATTCCAAGATGTCTTATCTGCTACCACTAATACTGCTGGTAAACTTGGTTTAAAAGGCTATATTGATTCAATTACTAATGCTCTTGTTCAAGGTAAGATTGATCAAGTAGAAGCTGCTACGGCTCGTTTAGATTCATGGGTAAGAGGTCATAAAGAGAAAGTAATAAAGCTTAAACAAGCAATCCAGAAAGTAAACCAAATAGACAGAGGTAGTATTACTGTTAAACTTTCAGATAGTAGTGCTACTCTTGAGATTTTTGCTGGTAATACTAAACCAGCAGAACTTCTATTGAAGTATATGAGTCATGAAGTAAAATTAATGGAATTGTCTCAAAAAGCTATAAAACAGTATATACAAGAAACAAAAGCTATTGCTAAAAAAGATTCAGAGCAAATTAACCAATTAGGTGTAATTTCAGATATTACTGCTTCTAATATTATCAATAGCAAATTTGAAGCTAAAAGAATTAAAAACTATTTTGATAACGATAATGTTAGAGAAACTTCTATTACCAGTAAGCAATATAAAGAAATTTTAATAAAGAAAAGACTAGAGATTGCTGAATTTATTCAAAAAAAGATAAATCAACTTAAAGCCAAAGAGCAACAGTATAAAGATAAAAATCTTGATTCTGATAATGATAGTTATAAAAAATTACATGAGGAAATCTCTCTCCTAGAGAATCATTATAAAATTATTAAAAATAGATTAATCAATCCTAATAGAATTAATTTAGATAATATTAGACTTCTAGCAAATTATTATCAGCAATATGCTAATGATAAACTTTCTAATGTGAATATTAAAGCTGATGCTGTAAATGAATTACAAAGAGCTAATTTACAAGTTAAACAAAAACCAGAGAAAGATAATACAGTTTTTAAAACTGAAAATAGAAAGAATTTTTTGATTAAAAAAATTAAAGAATTTATTAAAAAAGGAACTTCTATTAAAGTATCTGAGATTGGTTTAAAAGACAATTTGAAATCAGTTGAAGCAGGGGTTGATATTGGGCTTACAGCTCTTGAAAAGCTTTATGCGCACCTTAGGGATAGATACAATAAAACTCCTCTTAGAAGAGCTTCTAGGGCTGTTGTGAGGAAACATTTTGCAACAGTAGCAACTGTATTGAATTTTCTTAAACCATACAATCTTAATCCAGAAGATGTCAGAAAGATTGCTAGTTTGGTTTCTGATAAGAGTATTGATACTACTGAAAGTTTGTTTAAGAAACTAAATGAACTAGAATTAAAGGATAAGAATCTTATTATTAGTCTTATAAAAGAACTTATAACTAATGAAAGTAAAACATTAATAGAAACTAAAAAAGTTAATCTCACTAAAGAGAAAATTGATTCTAAAGAGCTTACACTTAATTCTGATATTACATTAGATGAGAATACTACTAATGAAGAAATGGTGTTAAAAGCAGTAATAGAATTATTTGGTAAAGATAATTTACTAACCAAACTTCTATTTGAACAATATGCTAAAGAAGACAAGTTCATTTTTAAGAAGCTTATTGATGCTTTATTAACATCTATAGAAAATAATGATATTAATAGTCAAACTGTTAAAAAAGTTAGAATATTATTAGACTCTAATGGTATAGGAGCTAATATAACTGATAATCAATTACTTCAATTGTTAATTGAAATCGACAAGTATAATGAATTAGTCAATTTAAAAAAGAGTATAGTAATAAAAGAAACTATAACTGAAAAAAATAAAAAAGATATTACTGAGAATATTTTTAAGAGCACTAAGAATTTCAAAACTATTATCGATTCTTTACTAGAAAATAATATTATTACCCAAGAAGAAGCTAATCTTAGTCTTAGAAAATATAATAATTGGTTTAATAAACAAAATAAGATTAGATTAGAAAAAGATGCTTATCATGAAAATCCTAAGATTAGAAGTGAGAAAGATATTATTAATCAAATTAAATTACCAGTTAAATTGGTTTCAATAATAGCTTCTCTTATTAATTCTGAATCTATAAATCAAACCAAAAAACAATTAACTTATACTACTAGTACTAAAAAGATTACTAAAATAGAAGAAGATTATATTGATGTTAGTGCTAATGAAGATTTTATTATTGAATATGATTCAGAATTCAATCAAGAAATTTCTGATTTATTGAATTATGTTAATGGTAATATAGAAACATTAATAAATTTAGTTCAAGAATTAAAATCTAATAAAGTTCTTAGTTTCAAACCAACTACTACTGATACTACTAAAGAGAAACCTCCTACTGAAGGTCAGATTATTAGGCAGTTAGAGAGTATTATAAAAAGAAGACTACGATCCTATAATTTTATTCCTGATAATATTAAGGATGCTAAAGCATTTATTAATATGATGAAGAAAAATGAAGGAATACTTTTAAATTACAAATATGCTTTAGAGCTTTACAAGAAACGTAATAGAGCTTTATTAACAGGAGACATTGATACAGCAGCAAAATTATCGGCTCAGCTAGAAGCTAACAAAAATCTTACTGTAGAGCAATTCATGGAAGGGTATGAAATTGTTGGTTTGGGTAAATCCAAGGAACAAAAAATAGCTGATATTAAGTTTAATAAAGTCAGAAAGAAGCAAGGATTGGCTCCTATAAAGAGACCTAAAGGTTACTATAATAGAAACACTAAACTTATAGAAGCTATCCGTACAATGCTTTATGGAGGTTCTATTGATTCCAAGTACCTCAAGGAAAGTGAAGAATTTAGAAAGGCTAAGAAGGCTTATGATGAGTATATTGAGGCATTAACTGATATTCTAGTATTCGATACTAATCAATTAGTAATAGAAAAATCTAAAGATAGATTTAGATTAAAAAGAAGAAAGCTTGCTAACCAAAAACAAGTAATAGTAGATTACAAAGAGAATACAGCAACAGAATTACTAGAATCTGGATTCAAATTTAATAAGAATACTTTTGATAGAATTATTCAATTGGAATCAATTATTCGTGATCAGTTTGGTAATACTATTCCATTTAAGCAAAAGAAGAAAATTAAAGGACAAGTTAGAATTACTAAAGATACTATTAATACTCAAATTTATGATTCTCTATTAAGAAGAATAGTAGCTAGATTTAGAAGTAATAGTGATATTACGGCAGAAGCTGTATTTTTTTATAATACTGCTTATAGAAGGAGAGTAATTACCAAAGAGTTTAGAGATAGTAGAATCAAATATATTAAGAATAACCCTAAAGGAAATAATTCAATAATTGGAACTATAGCTAAAGATCATATTAAACTCACTGGTAAAGAGCATAGAATATTAAAACAACTTTATAAGCATGATTCTATTGAAAAGAAATTAAAGAAGAAAAATAAAATTAATATTGGAGTTAAAAAAGAAGTTAAAAAACTTATTAAAACTACTAAAGAAGAAGCCAGTATAAAACTTACTGAGCTAAAAACTAATATCCTAGAAACTAGAGTAGCAGATTCAAATGATACTAATATTCCTACTAAAATAGGATCATTACAACAAATTGAATCTTATGATCTTATTGCTAATCCAAGAAAACATTATGGAGAAAATACTGCTAGACAAGTCTTTGACATAATCCAACATCAAATGGTAGACCTATCCGAGTATGTTTATGAAGTTGGTAATTCTAATAAAGAAAATATGCCTAATAGTGTTATTCCCAGTAAAGAAATGTTCACTGTCAGGTCTAGTCATACTAAAGCTCCTCTAATAGCAAAACTCTATGGATTATTAGATGGATTAGCTAATTCAGAAAAGTCTACTTTAATTTATAAGGATATTGATACTAAAAATCATTTTGAACCATTCAGAAAAAATTCTGCATTATTTGATAGTTTGGCTAAAGTTTATAAGCAATTCAATCTCTATTCTGACGTGATTTATGGAAACATAGACTCTAACCAGCAAGTTCTTCCTACTCACCTCTCAGAAGCCTCTGAGGACGTTCTAAGGGCATTCTACAGCAAAGAGACTGGTAAGATTCATAATCAAATTGTAGAGGTTGCATCGATAGCATTCTGGCGGTATTACTCATCTGAAATGTTAGGAACCATAGATAATAGTCCTGATGCTGTTAAGAGCTTGTTTAATATTAAGGATGAAGAAACCTTACCTGATAAAACTTACAACTTTGGTAGATCATTAGGAACTCTTTCTGCTCCTGTCATCCAGAGACTAGGAAGAGATATGGCTTTTATGCTTAATTTAAAAATTAAGCATCCAGAACAATATGCTAATGGTAATCTTGAAGAAGCTTTCCATGCTGCTCTTGGTAATTATGCTATAGAGATGGCTAAAGAAGCTGGATTCATTCAAGTAAAATCTATACAGAATAAAATCCTTGATAACTATAAAAGAGGTAGAGGTAATCAATTAATAGGTGAATTATCTGATAATCCTAATGCTTATACTGATTTTATTCATGTCAATACTAAAATTGATAATGAAACTCAAATTAGAATAGTTCCTGACAATTTATTCAGATTATCTGAAGATTTCAAAGAATTTAAAGGTAACAAATTCATCAAGGATTTGACTGGTGTAACTTACACTGAACAATTTGTCACTAAAAAACCAGTTTATAAGAAAGAAGAAAAGGTTCCTGTAAAAAAGAGTATTCCAGGGCAGAAAGCTCCTTCTCTAATGACTGAAATGACTCACACTGCTTCTCAAATAGAATGGAAAATCAATCAATCTATCTTTAATGATTTAAATTTATTTGGAGCTACAGTATTAAGCATTATCAATGATGTTGAAAATCCAGATGAGCATATAGAAGCTCTTAGAATCCCCATAGAGAGCAAAGCTAGAACAGTCGATACTTCTATAGGGTATATCATAAATATTCTAAATGAAACGAATAAAGGAAATCCAATTTATTTTGAGAATAATGTTACTCGTAATTTAAGAGTATCTCAGGAAGCTGGTGCTACTAGAACTGATAAGAATGTTCGTATGCTTATGGAACAAGTAGGAGCTAGAGTAGAACTCAATGTTACTAATCCAGATGATTTTAGATTACTACAACAATCTCTAGCAGTAGCATTCGATGTTGAATATTCTGATAAGTGGCAAGAACAAATGAATGAGTTCTTCTGGCTTAAGAATGGGAGTATTGAATACCATCCAGATATTATGGCTTACTTTGATCTTAAGGATAGAGGTCTTGCTAATGGAGTATTACTCGCTAAGCCAGAGACTGAATTAAGACCTACTAAGAAAGGTGAAACTGATAAAGATGGTAAAGCTATTACTAAACCTACTTGGGAGTTCACAGACAAGGAGAGAGACCTCTATATTAATGGAACTGAGGAAGCCAAAGCTCAAGCTGGATGGAAGCCTCATGTATTAGCGCAGAAGAATGAATTATCAACTAAAGATGCAGCAATACTAGCAAAAGCCATAGACCTTACAGATGGTGGTCATATGGGCTTACAGGCTCTCTCAGAGCTCCATGCGATTTATCATAACTATAAGGTCAACAAAACTTCTAAGAACCTTGTATACGCTCCTAGAGAGATTGATGGCAAGACACATGGGCCTGTAGCTGTATCTTGGATGATGGCTTCTGGTAAGCTTGGTCATAGCGGAGGAATGGAAACCTTCTCTAAAGTCATTGATGTAATGAAAAGAGGAGGAATTGTAGAAGACACAACAATCCAAGGAATCTATGAAGTTTTCGATAAAGATAGTAAAGACAACTATAAAAAACTTACTGATGTGGCTATGAGAAAGCTATCTTCCATATTAAGTGATCCAAGAAATACTAAAGAAGATGTTGAAGGAACTAAAGCAATAATAGGAATACTTTCTAAAAGTAGTCAAGTATCAGTTGCTAAAAATACTATTGCAGAACCCACTGCTGATAAAGTATCGACAGAGTTAGAAAGAGATTTCTTTAAGTTTATTTTAATAGCAGTAATCTATGGTTCATCTCTTAATGGAATTTTAGACTCTAAAGTTTCCGAATTAGAAAAAGCAGTATACAAACGATATTCAGAAATTAATAACAGTAATAATGATGTCTTTAAAACAGAGTTAAAAGCTTTTAACGAAACGGTTAAAAAAATTTATGGTAGTAACACTATAGTTCCTACTACTAGAAAAGAAGTCAATCAATTTAAATTTAATGCTAGAGAGATTAATAATTCTTATTTCTTGATGAAAGATAATATTGGAAAAGCTATAGATTATGCTAATAAAATCCAATTAGGTTCTGCCATGAAAGGCATATCAATTATTAATAGTATGGCTTCTGTCCAAGCTACAATTACTAAATTAGAAGAAAAAAGACTTACTACTAAAGCCATAAAGAAAAAAGCTGAGAGACTTGGTATAGATGCTAAATTTGTAACTCTCACTAAGAAAGAACGAGATATAGTAATAGCTCAATTAATCAAATCAGGAATGATGGCTTCATACCCTACTCCTTCCTCTAAAGGATATGAGGAAGAAATGATGTTCATGGAACAAGAAACTGCCGAAATTGACACTAAAATGATAGTCAAGGATAAGACTGGTAGAGGTATCCAATTTCGTAATGAGAAGGGTCGTAAAGATAGTAAAAAATCTAAGACATTGCCATTAGAAGTTAAAGTATTAAAGAAAGAGACTTCAGTATTACCTGGTATGGTTCAGGCTATGATCATAGATTCTCATATCCAGGGAGCATTATTCAAATTGTTCAAACAAGGAAAACTATCCACTCTAGATCACGTATATGATGCTTCTCTTATTTCTACTAAAGTATTCAAGGATGCTGCTAAAAAAGGCTATATCAATCCAGGAAAAGCCATGAATAAGGCTTTATGGGATATTGAAAGAAATTGGAATTTTCATGAGGAAATTGAGAAACGATTAACTCAAATGCTTAAAAATATTAAAGCTAATAAACAAGACATTGAGGGGTATCAAGAAGCCATAGAAGAAGCTTTTAATAATCCAGATATAATAAAACAACAGGAAGGATTAAGGGCTCAATTATTAAAGCAATTCCAAAATCAACAAAAAGTAGCTAAGTTAGAATTAATAAAAACTTTTTTACTTAGAGGAGAATTTGATTACAAAAAGAATGATGAATATAGAATTGCTATTAAACAATTAGCAAAGAAAGAAGCTATTTTTAAACATCAATTAGAGAAAGGATACTCTACAATTTCTATGTGGAAAGATGAGATAGATATGCATTTATTAGATATTTCTATCACTAAGAATCATTTTTTAAGAACTATTAAAACTGTAGATAATTTTCCTGATGTAGAGTCAGCATATCAAATTCCTGATAGTGAAAGACCAGCAAAGCTTAGTATAGAAAAAGAAATGCAAAAGCTTGCTGATAAAGGTAATAGAATTGCTCAATGGAATATTGAACATCCTAATGCAAAACCTCTTAAAACTTTAAATGAATTGAATAATAAATTAAAACAAATTAATAAAGTAGCAGAATATTCTTACGCTAGATTATTAAAACAATTCAATGATACTCAGGATGTTTTGGTTTCTAAAGAATTAGATGACTATATTAAAAAATTCGATATTGTCTATCAGAAGCAAGTAGAGGACTCTACAGAAGAGTTTATTACTTCTCTTGATCAACTTACCCCTGTTCAATTAGAAGCTCTCAATAAGCCTCAGAAGACGTTTAGGAACAATCTTTCTAATAAAGTAAAGAAGTTTGTGGAATCTCCTATAAGAATAAATCAAGCCAAAATTAAGAAAAAAGCTTTAAAGATTCATAATTATAAGGCTATGCCTGAGAAGACTCCTAAACAAATTATTGCTAAGAGATATAGACATAGACAGTATAATGATTTAGTTAATACTCTTATTAAGAAAGAGTATATGAAGCAACAGGAATTAAGAAATAATCTTAATGAAATAGTAGCTTACAATATCAAAGATGAGAAATTACTAGAATACTTAGATTATAATAGCGTAGAAATTACTGACCAAGATATAGAAAAAATGTTCTCTGTTGATGATAGAGATACATGGACTGGTTGGGAAAAATATCAAGAAGTAGCGAGAAGTAAGTTTAATAAATTTGGTATTACCAACAGTAATAGCGCTACAACTTTTAAATCTAATCCAGGAGGAGCAAGGTTAGGTGTAAAGAGAGAAACTCATAGAGTCAATGGTAATAATGTTCTTACACTATTTGATAGTATCACTTTTACTGGTGGTAAGCAGGAATCTAAGGCTCATATAGAATATCTCCGTAACTATCTTGAAGAATCACTGGTTCCTCTCTTAAATGAATTGGATGAGTATGTTCATCTTGATGTTCATGAGGGTGGAGATACGAATTCAGGAGAGAATACAGGAGCTATAGTAAAACTGAATTATACTAATAAGCAATCCAGATATTCTTCTCATGATATGAGTCAACAGGAAATCTTTGCTCATGAGTTCGCTCATATCTTCTGGTCTAAGATGTTAGAAAATGGTAGTGATGCTTACATGGAATTAAGAGACCTTCAGGAGAAAGCATTAGATGCTATTACAGAGGTCATGAAAGACAAAGGATTACCTCCTGAGGCAATATTCTACCCTAGAGATAAAGCAGGTAATATTGAATTTTATCATAGTGAATCCAATGAGAAGATTGCTGCTAAAGAGAAATTTGACTATATCTTTAAATCAGAGAATGGTATCTATGAATTTGCTGTATTTGCTGAAACTAATGAAGTGGTAAGAAATGCATTTCAAGAACATAAAGTTAAAAATCCAAAGAAAACAGGAATACTAGAATTATTAAAATCTATTTGGGCAAAATTAATAGCTGCATTCTCTAATGGTCATAAGCTTGGTAAATTAAAAGGAGATCAGACTATTGATGCAAGATTGAAAGAGATTAAACGCTATGCTGAAAACGAGTATAGAAAGAATCTTATGATTGAAACCAATAGAAAAAATATAGAAAATAATGTTAATGATAAATTAGCTAGTTTTATTGCTAATAAAGTTACTAAAGGTTATGTCAAGTTTATGCAAAAGACTTACAAACCTAGAACTAATGCTATTGAACAAGGTAAGAATTTGAGTAGTCTTACTAAGAAGTATAAGAAAATTATACTATCAATTCCTCTGATTGCTCTTAATAAAAGATATGGTAAAGAATTCCAAAAGCTTCATGATCTAATGATTAATAATAGGAGAAACTTTGCATATCAATTCTTTAAAGAAATAAAATCCAATAATAAAAAGAAACAAGCTCAAGCTGATTTACTCCATAAAGGAACTTCTGTTAATCAAAGAATTAATCAGAATATTATTAATGCTACAGTTAAAAACGTAGTAGAAGCATTTTCTGATGGTTCTAATTTTACTGCTAAAGATTGGGATAATCTCAATGAAACAGTTATTAGAGGAGAGCTATATCATATTTATCAAAATATGGGCATGGAAGGATTAATGAGTGTATTAGAGAATGATATTGCTTTAGTTGACGCTATAGACCTGTATAAGCGCAATATTATTGTCTCTGTGGGGAATTCAGGAATATCCAATATTATGCTTGCACAAGCTGAATCCTTAGCGAATTTTACTGCTCATGGTGAACCTACAATTAGAAATCATGCTATGAATGCTCATGTCATAGCTCAACAGATGTTAATCCCTAATAAATTAAGGAAACATTTCTCTAAAAAAAGAGCTTCAATAATTGAGAAAGATCTAGAGGTATTGGTTTCATTACAACATTTAGCAACTATGGAACCTACTGCATTAGAAAATGCTAAGAAGATTATCAGAAAAGAGTATGACTCTAATAGAGGTGGTAATAATGGTATAGTTAATATGATGGCATTACATTATGCATCTTATCAAGAAGTAATCTCTGCTGGATTTGCTGATAATAAAACTCAATTGATTAGAGGACATAGTAAGGAGGATATTGACCTTCATAGAAAGATTATGATTGCACCTCTCTCTAAAGCCAAAGAATTGAAGCAGAAATATGGTATGGAGTTATATAAGGAAACTGGTAATAAGAATGGATTATTTTTCTCTAAATTCAATACAGAAGCAGAATGGCAGAATGGTTCATTCGCTTATAATACAGAAGGCACTAATAAAGGATTTGACATCAAGGATTATTATCATGATGTTTATGATGGAGATACCGTTAATGACCGCCTAAGAGCTGCATATGAACATATAGAGAGACTCAATATTTATAGGGATAAAGAAATTGTAAAACTTTATAGAGGAGAAGTTCCTACTAAACCGAGACAGATATTTGCCCCTACTCTTGCTAATAATGGAGATGTAACATCTTACAGAACTATTATTAATCATAAGATTAAAAGAGAAGTTCTAAACATGAAAACCCATGCTGCTAAATCAGTAGCTCATAATGTTAGTGATAATCTTAATAAAACTAAAAGTAAAGAAACCAACAGAGAAATCAGTAAGCTAATCTATGAACAATGGAGAGATAGGAATCAATATCCTAATAGTCTCTATGTTGAATTAGACCCTAATAGTACTGACCCTGAAATAGCTGAAATCTCTCAGATGATTCCTTCTGAGGATTGGGATTATTTAGAGTCATTATTTGGTAAAGGTAATCCTATAATGATAACTGATAGTCTTATACCTTTAGTATTTGGATTTAGAAAAGGAGGATTGATAGAATTCTTTAATAAGAAGAGTGGTTATGAGATGAATGCTCATCTCAGGAAATATTTGCACTATTCAGCAAGATTCTGGCAAGCAGGTGTAGCTGAATGGAAAAGAACAGTAGTATTACTCACTCCTTCCACTTGGAAGAATAATTTCTTAAGTAATACAGTAGTATTGAGGATTAGAGGATTAACTGGTTCTAAAGCTGCTAGAGACCAAGTAGAAGGATTAAAGTTTATAACTCAATACATCAAAGATACTGATGAATTGATTAGTCTTCAATTAAAAGAATACTCCAATACAGCCACTAAAGATGATTTAAGCAGGATTAAAGCTTTAATAAAGCATATTACTAACAATCCAGTATCGCCTCTCATAGAGAAAGGTGCTTACTCTCCTAATGTAGAAGACATTACTATTAAAGAAAACAAAATTAAACAAGTATACGAGAGTATCGTTCCCAAAGAATTAATTGATACTATTAATGATATTATTGATAGTATTCCTGAACCAGTGAAAAGAATTGCTTCTAATTTTTATATTACTAGAGATACTGTAGCCAGTGATATGTTGACATATACTACTCAAGTATCAGACTTTGTTGCTAGATATGCTCTTTATAAAAAGTATACTCAAGAAGATAAAATGGATAGTGATGAAGCTATAAAAGCTGTAATTAAACAATTCGTATCATATGATGAAAATACTTCTGTACCTTTACAATGGTTAAATGATAATGGAGTATGGAACTTTTCTAAGTACGCTCTTAGATCAGCTCAGACGGTTGTAGATTTGTACAAAGATAAACCAGCAAATATGTTAATGTATCATTTATTGGATTCTCTCACTGATAATCCTATTCCTAATCCTACTCAGAGTTTTATAGGTTTTAATGGAATACAATTAAATGGAGCTAGTATAGAAGATATAAAAGAATCTCTTGTTAAACCAGCTTTATTCAACTATATTCCATCTACTCCTATATTTGATTAATTTTTTGAAAAAAACAATAATGCTATTAATCTTAGCAATATAGTTAGAGATTCAAGAAAGTCATCACTATCATCATGATTATCACTTTCTAGTTTCTCTAACTCACATATAATATTGGAATGAAGAGATTTATTAATTTTTTCATTCCAATAAGTTTCTTTCGCTTTATAAGCTTTATCCCAATCTATCAAAATAGTCCTTTATTGATTTATTCCCAAGCTATTTTCTTAACTCTTTTTAGTTTATTCGACTGTATAGCTCGTTTACGTTTACCTAAAGCAGCTTTAAGAGGGTCATCTTTAACTTCCTCTACAACCTCTTCTGGGATATTATTAAACTCTTCCTCTTTAGGAGTTTCAGGTTCTTCCTTTTCCTCTTCCTGAAGCTCCTCTTGAGGCTTTTTCTCTTCTTTTTCTTTCTCCTCTCCCTTCTCTTTAGCTTTGGCTCTAATAAGCTCTCTCAACTCATCCTTGGCTTCATCTTCTCCAAGGACAATAGGCTTATTATCAAGCTTAGAATTAGAATTAGAATTAGAAGGAGTTGGATTCTTCTCCTTATAAGTCTTAATTCTTTGAGCTAGAGTAGAATCTTTAATATCACTCCTAAATGTGATTCCAAGTTCCTTGGCTTCAATTTCTAAAGCTTCTCTATCAAAAGAAGAATTATCGACCTTCTCAGATGCTTTCTGAGAGGCTTTCTTAGGCTTTGGTATACTAGGACATACCTGAGGTGTTGGAAGCTCTCCTACGGGCTCTGAATGCGAATTTGAAGGTTGTGTATCAATAACACTTTGTACAGTAGCTAATGCTGTAGCAATGGGTAATAATTCTGCTGGATTATCAATTTCAATATTAAGTGTAATCTTCATTTTATTTTCCTTTTATAATTTAATGTTAGGGTATAATTCCATCCATACTTCATAATGGTAAGTGTTAGTAGTTACAGTATTGTAGTTACTGAACAATTTCTTTATAGGTAGCTCAAGCTCTCTTGACATTTTTGAGAGCTTTGCACCACTTATAATAAGAGATGGATTAAGAGCTTTTACATGACTGACAGGAAACCATTCATCAGATTTATTGGTTTCAATGTTCCTATCATCTACTGTGAGTTGTAATTTCTCTCTTTCCTCCTCTTTCTCAATAAGCATAAGTAAGGCTTCCTTGTAGGTCATAGGCACACTGACCACTTGATTTGTAGTAGTGGTCGGATTGCCAGATAAGCCTACTAATAAAGTTCTTGCTCCTAACTTCTTGAGTTTATTAAAGAAATCTTTAGTGGACTGGTTTGCTTTAAGTCTTTTTGCCATAAATTCAACCACATCATAAAGAGAATCTTCGTGTATCTGGTTGTTTTTATTGACTTTTACGTGGACGGATGACTGTAGCTTTTTGAAATTATCGTTAAAAGTAGTCCAAGCCATACCCAATAATTTAGCTAGGCTTCGTTGACTCACGAATCCTTCTCCACTTATATTAAATACAATATCTTTTTTTGTTACTTTGAGTTCTTTACTCATTTCATTTCCTCTTGGTTATAATTTATCTAGATAGTGTTGCTCCATTACAGTATGAGCAATCATCAAAGCATCACTTCGTCCATCTTTTAATCCACCTCTAATCCCTCGTATTTTAGCTCTAGGGTAGAGTCTAGCGCATATGGCTCCTACACCCTTCTTAATACGAGCTTTCCTCTTAGAAAGGCTTAGACCCTTAGGAATACTCAATCCAATATGTCTCTGCCATACTGAAGGTGTAATCTCATATAAGCTAGAATCCAGTGTTGATAATAATCCAGTAACCATTCCTGTATTGTAACCAAATTTAAAGTTACTACCTGCACTGGTTCCTTGTATAGCATGAACCTTCTCTATTCCTATAGCTACTATCTCATATTTAGCCTGTATCTCTTGTAGCTCCGTATAGATGTCATAGGGTGGTAAATCATTCGATATGAACTCTGTAGACCTATCATGGACATTAAGGATGCATATAGCACCTTTAGTCCCAGGATCACAGCTTAGTACTACTTTATCTTTCATAATTAGTCCTCTATTAATGCTGGTTTTGAGGAGACCAGCTAACTCCTATGGGTTATAGTTTGATATTAGGATATAGCTTTATCCATACATCATAATGGTAAGTATTAATTATCACTGTGTCATAGTTTGAGAATAACTGCTTAATAGGATAACCCAATTCTTGACTAGTTTTACTCAGATATGGAGCATGAATCTTCAATGCTGGATTCAGCTTCTTCACGTGACTAACTGGAAAGTATTTATCAGATTTAGCAGTCAATATAGCATCATCCTTAATCTGCTCTTTCTGTGCTTCTACTTGCTCTAGTAGCCGAACTGTCTGTTTGGCAAGTTCTAATGCTGTAGGAATCTGTGGAGTAGCATTGAACTTATAACCTGCTTGTGAGTAGTTATAAGCTCTCATTCCCCCCTCACCAAGCTTTGCCAAGAAATCCTTAGCTTCCTGTGTGCAAACCTTTGATTCATAGGCATAGTAGGTTGCCAACGAAAAGGCAGTTTTTTCATCTAAACCGTTAGAACTATTATAATTTTGTTTGCCAATACGCATAGACAATGTACTGCGTTTAACATTTAATAGTCTAGCTAATTTATTTTGACTGATTAAAGTTGAACCATCAACTAATACAGCTACTTCATTTGCTTGTTTCAATACTTTGAGTTGTTTACTCATTTTCATTTCCTCTTGTAATGCTCTCTGCTTAAGGTGAGAGAGCTAAACCTTTATGGATTATTTATTGAATAGACTCTTAGTAGAACGCTTACCATCTTTACCAGATGATTCGCCATTATCAGTAGCAGCTACTACCTTACCGTCCTTTACAGGAGCAATACTATTCTCAGTCCTATCGAAAACATATCCTTTCATTGTGAGCCATTTCTTATAGAACTCAGGGTCTTTATCTTCTACAAACTCATTATGAGTTTGTCCTGTCTCAGCATTGAAGAATTTATCCATTATATTCACACGAGTGTATTTGCCTGATGGTACGTTCTTATTGTCCTTACGGACGTATTTACCATCTTTCTTTAGTGGAATATCAATGAAGACATCCTGAACTCCTACACGAATCTCTTTACCAATTACAGGTACAATGACAGGAACTTTAGTAGGGATTTCTTTCTTCTTATCGAAGTCATAAATCATTACTGCTCTATTCTCTACATCACCATCTTCATGTAAATCCAAGATATTCTTAATCTCATCATTATCATCAATAAGGTCTTCTCCTAAGGTTGCTGATAAGAATTCAGTAAGGAAATCCCATCCTGGAAGGTATTTCTCCTCTCCTGAGTTCTTATCGATATAGGTATTAGAATTACCTTTATCATCACCTGAGAATATGCATTCACTAGCTCTTAGAACCTTTCCACCTTCAAACTTAATTTCTAGTTTGAACATATTAGCTCCTGCTTGAGTCTCTTGAATATAAGCTTTCTTTACAGTACCAAGATAAATGTCAGTTGCTAATGTAACTCCAGTATTACGAACAGTATCAGTAATTGATGACTTTACTCTTCTATTTGCTTGTTTTCCGAATTTCACTTTTCTATTCCTCTTATTTGTTTATTTGTTTAATTGCAATGCATGTTTGAATCCATGTTCAAAACTGGTTTTATAAATGTACTCTAGAGCATCTAGAGTAAAGTTCTCAGTGTCGTATGTAGTGGTTTCTATTAATCCGCCTACATAGTGCCAATGGTCTTCTATTAGTTGTTTAATGTCGATTTTCTCCTTTTGTTTAATATGGGTTGGTATTGGATTACTATTAGTAATAGAGCTCTCGTATGAGCCATCTAAGACTTTTATAAGTAATGGTAACTTTTTTTGAATACACTTGTATAATGCAAGACTGTCTTCTGTTCTTTCTTCGTGATAAAGCTTGATAATAACATCTAAGAGACTCATTGAAGTGTACTCAATTCTCTCATCATCTACAGTCTTAACAATAAGTTTAATTAAATTTAAAGTTTCATAATATTCTTTATCATTAACTAAAGCAGTAAAGACTGGTAAAATATCTTCATATTCCTTAAAACTATCTTTATGAATGGAGAGTGCTAATTCTAATAGAGTATGCTCTGGATTCTCCATAATAGTTAAAATACCAACTTTTTTAGTCACTGTAATATTCCTCTAATCTATTGATTAAATGTTGAATGCTATTATCAATATATAGCATTTCTCTTTCCCACAAATCATTAGCACTTCTAGCTAATGTATTAGGTTCATTTTTAGTCTTACGTGTTACAAACACATATTTGATTCCATCCTCCTTTTCCCATTCAGTGAAGCTTAAGAGCTCATTCTCATACTTCATAAGCTTCTTGTTTAGTGGTTTACTTTTGGCTTCTACAATCGTAGTAAAATCTCCTTCAGATGCTTTACCAGCTCCTCCTTGAAGTACAAGCTTAGAGACAGTATTACCACTATCTTCATCATATTCCTCTGTAGCGTGGGCAAGGATAATGACAGTCTTATCATTAGAAAGAGTCTTGAGCTTAAGCATAAGCTTATTGTAAAACTTTCCATAATTACCCCAAGCTTGCCTAGAATCATTAGCCTCATCGACATACAGTGTTTTATATGTCCTCATAAGGTAAGTGATAGTATCTACAATGATAGTCTTAACATCATCGTTCTCTGCACAATCATCAAGGTAATCCAATAAATCTAAAGGATCAGTAATAGCCATATTAGCGGCAAACTTCATCTTAAAGGGTAGAGCTTTACAGTCTGCATTAAAATAGACTACTGTCTCTGGTTCTTTTAGATATTGAAGACTAGTTGATTTACCTGATGATGGGTGTCCTACAATAAGGCATAGATTATTGTCCATTTGGTTTTCTCTTCTATGGTTAGTTGGTAAGCCCTCAGAACAAGGGCTTAATTGTGGGTTATTTATCAGCTAATTTCTTAGCTATAGTAATACTGATAGTAGAATGAATCTCTGTTTCAGATAATGGATCATTAAGTTTACTGTTAAGTGATAATACTCTATCAATCACATTACTATGACTAATCCCTGAATCAGCTAGAATATAAGCATATTTCATAAGAGTATTATTTCTTCCTTCTCCTTCCTCTTGTATCTTACGAATAAACCATTTCTCTAATTGAGGAGAATCTTTAATCTCAGTATTAACATTATTAAGAGCTTTGGCTTTAGTAGTATGTGGAATGAATTGATGAGCATCTAAGAGCTTATTTCCTTCGTTATAGTAATAGGTTCCCTCATTGGATAACCATTTCCTACTACGTTGAGATGTTTGCTCATCTACATTAAATGGAAGCCACTCGAATACATTCCTCATAAATCGGCTGTATTCCTTCTCTCCGAGCTCTACTATATGGGTTAATGGTATGACTACCCGTAGTCTTTGCTCCTCCTCTGTGTGTCTCTTGGTCGTGTATATGTGATATGTGTAATCCTCTAATACTAATTGAACAGTATCAATATCAACATTGTAATCAATGTCTAATATAATAATATTAAATCCAGGGATAACATTATTCTCACTCCTATAACCATCTTCTAGATGATGATTAACCCAATGATAATCATTGGTTTGAGTAAGTTTATGCATAGTATTAAAGTCCATTACTACGCTTTCATACTCTCTACTAATCTTTTGGCTATATGATATTATAATCTCCTCTAAATCAGTCTTCTCTAGTTCCTTAGCAGAATACAAGTCGATATTATTGTTAACTGTATGTTTAAGGGTAATATTATTAATGTATCCTTCGCTAGCAGCTAGAGTGAACAATTCATTACGAGCAGCCATTGCTTTAGGGAAGAATGGTAAATCTCTTGCCATATCAGCATATGTGCAAGGAGTTCCCATAGCACAGAGATAATCCAATAGTCTTCTATGAGGCTGTGGTTGCTTTATAATGCGTGATTGGAATATTTTGGTACTGTCTATACCACAACGGATTGCAGCTCCTAGATGGTATTCTGAGACCTCTGATGCACCATCAACAAATGCATATGCTCCTGCTAATTTCATTACTTTGAAATAACTATGAGCTAATTCTGCTTTCTTCTCTGCTTCTATCTCAGGATACTTTGAAGCTATCTTTTCACAATCTTGTTTATATCTAAGTAACAATAAAGAAACTTTCTTACCTATCTTAACAGTAACATCATAATTAGTACTGTCAGCTAGATTCTTATAACTATTCAAATAATTAGCTAATACAGCTTTCTTAGATTTATCCGTTAATCTTTCATATATCTCCTCTGGTGTTAAGTTAAAGTTCTTCTTGGATTCAGTTGAATAAGCATAGAAACATCTCCTAGCCATACCTGTATTCAATAGTTCTTTGAACCTCTTCTCTGCTGTTCCTCCATCAAATAGTTTAGAAGGAGTCCCAAATAGAAGCATATTAGCTCCTGACCACCCGAATATAGGTCTGAGTCTCTTCCTATCAGTACTGTTTAATAGGAGCTTAGGATTAAGCTTACCCATATCATACATCTCAAGGAATGCAGCCATAATGTCATACACTCCTGAATCTGTAATATTAGAACCAATTTCATCTACTATAAATGATAGAGCACCAATTTTAGTCATTAGAATCTTCTGTCTAAGCTGACGAACACCTGCTAAAGTTCCTGAGTCAAACTCAAACATAAAGTCTCCTAAATCAGAATACTCTTTCTGTAGACGAGCATATTCAGCATCAAAATCACTACTCTTTTTACTGGCTATAGCATTAGCTAATCTATCAATCCAATACTCTGCAATGAAGGGTAATGTCTCTTCCATAAATCTTTCTCTAAATCCAGACATAACTTCATCTATAATGATATTGGAACTGAATCCTTTAGAGTATCCTGATGTTGCTAAAGATACTCCATAGTAGTTGATAGGAACCTTACCTATGGCTTTACTCTCTACCATAGCTCTCATATTAGAAGCACATAGGCTTATATGAAAGTTAATAAGATTCCTATAAAAGCTTCTATCAGTATTACTGGTTCTAGCAATAATACTGTCAGTTATAGCTTCCATTGGTTTGTAATAACTATATTTCTTATATTTCTCCATTCATTTATATCTCCTCTTTTAATATTCCATTTTTAATAAATTTCTTATATTGGTCACATACTTCTCTTACATTGCAATATCCACATCTCTTAGGAGGATTTGTAATGCATTTGATTACTCCTGGTATCTTCCTCTTATTATTAAAATCTACAGCTTCTTGATGAGTCTTAAATGTCCCCTTAGGTAATGCTCTCTTACTCTTAGAATCCTTGTAGACTTTGAATATAGGGTCATCAATCCATAGCTCTTTATTAGAACATAGAGGAAGTTCCTTAGTATCAATAATCTCTTTTAACTCTGTAAGAGTATCAATGATATAAGCCATTACTTCTTCTTCTGTAAAAAGGTCAATATCAAATTGATAAGGATTAATATCAGGATAATAATCTTCTCCTACTTTAGCTTTATACCAATCCTTCATAATGAATTGGATAGACATAAAGTCTTCAGTAATCTTATCTGGATTAAGCATACGATAGACACTACCTTGGAAAGCATAATCAAATATGGTAGGACACTCTTCTTGGATTAAAGCCATAGCTTTACTAACATCATTAGTAGATGCTAACTTTCTTTTAAGATGAATGAATCTCTCTTCTTCTTTTAAAGTCTTAATAACTTTAAATGAACCAGTATTCTTTAAATCCTCTAATTTACCGTTTAATACTATGTCAAACTTACCAGTTAGGATGAACTCTTCTCCACTAATTACTAGAGTTTTCTCTGCTCTTTGTTCAACCCATACAATACTATGATTAGGAGAATGAGCTATCTGGTCAGGAGTAGGATTTACCAAAATCTTAGGGTCTTTGAATCCTAATCGAATTAATCCTTTTTTTACTTTATCTGGATTAAGCCAGACATTTTCCATAGCACTATGAACAGCTGAGCCTGTAACACTAGCTACTAATTGAGTAACATCTATTTCTGTTGGATTATTTTTATGAATAGCTTGCAGAGCTAATACTCTTAATGGTTTGAGTAAACTAGTTGCACTAATACTATTAGGTCTTGCATCATAATCATAATCTGAATGTTGTAGCATTAATGCTACAGATAATCCTATATCGTATTTATTTGTAATCATAATTTCCTCTCATAAAAAAAGACTCAACTAGTGAGTCTTTTCAGTTTAGTTTAGTTTATACTAAATCTTTAAGTTTCTTGTAAGCTTTAATTCTTACAGTATTATGAGTTTTAATAACGTAAGGTAGTTTAGTAATAATATGACGATAAGTTCTAGCTTTAACTTCTGTCACATAAATTTTGAATAAACCATACATTTCGAAAGATTCTTTTTTCTTAATTTGGTTTATTATTACATCTACTAATCCATTTAGAACTTCATTAATAATAGCTTCTGATAACTCTGTTTTATTAGCAATTGCTTTTACAATTTCTTTTCGTTTTCTCATTTTATATTTCCTCTTCTAGGATATTAATAATATCTTCGATACTAGTATTATTTGGTATTGCTACTTTAGTATTGAAAGATTGATACAATACCTCAAGGTCTGCTCCTAAAGCAATATCAGAATGAACTAGTTCTTCACATCCATCCATCATCTTCATACATTCTATAAGGTTCTCATTAACCCAATAAAGGCATTCAATATCATTGGGTATATCCAAGTATATGGAATCATATATTGTCACTACAGGGAGTATCTGAGTAGCATATTCAGGATGGTTCCACACTCGTCTCATAAATCTGGAAAATGCTCTTGTAGTCAATAGTGAATAAGATTGAAATAGAGCATTACCAGCACTTCTAATTTCTTTCTCTACCTTATGCTCAGGAGCATTATTATCGGACAATAGAGGAGTCCTCAGACGTAATCCAAAGGCTAATTGAACATAACCTATTTCTTTGGCTTTCTCTAATTTATCTTCAACATAATCATAGTAAACTTTATACTTTTCCTTATGAGCTTTCTCAATAAACTTAGCCTTCTTCTCAGAGAATCCAAGATTCTTCATTAGAGTTCTATATGTTCCCCGATAGCAAAGTGCGAAGTAAGGTGATTTAGCTTTAGTTCTTACCTTACCTGCATTTTCTTTTACAGAATTTATTACTTCTGCTATCCATTCCTCCTTGCTAACTTTTCTCTTCATTGGTTTTCCTTTCTTTGAAAGCTTTAGCTTTCTTTACTAATCTAATTGCTAACACTCTAGCAATGATACTTTCAGTTAATTGAGTTTTATTTTTAGTTTTCCTACTGTAAGCACTAAAACTTCCTCCTTTAGCATATATTTGCATTTCATTCTCCCATAAAAATACCCTTACTAATAATTAGTAATTAGTAAGGGTATCAATTAATCTAATCTATTCTATTCTATAATAGACATTACATTAGGATATAAATCCTTCAGTATTTCCTTACATTCCATAGCAATCTCCCTATGCTCTTTTTGAGCATGTTCTTCAGTTCGTAATTGGATATAGTGAACCCAACTTCTAAGAGTTCCATTCATGTAGACTACCGTATCTGTACACATAGGAAGAACCATACGAGCAGATTCTAATGCTACTCCATTCTCTACTAGGTGATTATATGCTTCCCATCCTTTATCTATGGCTTCCATAGAGACCGTATGAAGCGCACAATTAGCTTTGGTATCCAATGACCCTTGGCGGTTACTAGAACCCTTCATACGAAGCTCTGGATACGATATAGATGGTTTCGTATACCGTTGGCTTCTCTCAGAGAAAGAAAAACTCCTATGCCTCATAATTTGAGCTGATATGGCTCTTGTAGTGGTAATTTCCATACAAACATTAACCTGTTCCAACGGTGACCAGTGCCTATGCTCTACAAGCCATTTAACGAGCTTAGGAGCTGTTTTCCAGTTCTCTTGGTTACTCTTATTAGAAACTCTTGCGCAGAAAGCTATGAGAGCCTCTGAATCAGGAATTGAATCTAATACTGGTTGGGTATAACTTATTAATCTTACTTTACTCATTTTATTTCCTCTTTATTAATCTAACTGACCTTTCATCAGCTCTAGTACTGGTTATAAATACTACAGATTTCTTTCTTTGATATTCTTCCTTAAAAGCTTCACCACAAGCTATGGTGTATACAAAGAAATTTCTCTTACTCTTACTCTTACTCTTAGTCATAACTGAATTTCTTTAATCCTTCTTTACTATCGTCAATATAGAACTCAGAGGCATTCTCAGCCTCTTTAAGTAATTTGGTATGCTCTGGTAACAATTCAGGAAAGTAAGCTGTAGCGTTATTGCAATGCGTATCAATGCCATGAATCATTGAACCCAACATTGCAGGGTCTTTAGTAATTACTGCACCACAATATGCTTCTAATCCAGTATAGTCAGCAGTAACAAATATCCTATCTTCAGGGGGAGAGAAGCATTGCTTCACTGGACTGGATAGTACTGAACCAGTAGAAGGAAGTGCTAGAATATTGATGTCACCTCCTCCTGTAGGTCTTCCTGATATAGTGGTGCATAGCTTAATATTACCGTGAATATAATGATTACCATTTACTTCTATAGAATCATTAACAAATTTAGAAATGAAGTTGGTTTGATTAACAACAATCTCTTTTAATCTAATAAGACTCTTTACTATAGCTAATACATCAGGTTGATGTTTTACCTTATGCTTTAGTTTATTAAGAGTATCAATACCCATTGCAGGTAATCCAGTAGGGGTTAAGTCTATTGGTTCAATACCAACATAGTTATGGATTAAATCTGCTGTTTGAGTATCACTATTAGGATTGAATTCTTCTATAGGATAACTATTAACATGAAATACCTTATTAGTAGAATTAAGATTCTTCTCAAATACTGTATGAATATGTCTCTCTGTAACATATTCTAATACTAGATTAGATTCTCTAATATCAGTAATAAGAGTCTTAATTTCATTATCTATGGTTTCATATAAATCCTTACAAACATCGATATTAAGGGGTATACCTCTAATCTCTAATTGAACTCCTACTAGGATGTAATCCAATAAAATCCTATAGGCATCATAGAAGTCATTCTCTACTTGAGATAATAATTTATTATAAAGATAGAAAGTATTACAGGTATCTCTACCGTTATACTCTAATACTACAGATGGTTCATAATTCATAATATTCTTTATATCGATAGCATAGTTACCACTGAATTCCATAGTATTATCTTTAAGGTTTAAAACATTCTGTACTGTATTATTAGTACAGACATAGGTCATAAGCATAGTATCTTCGATATTATCGAATTGTTTTAATCCATGAACTAATCCAGTGTAATCATCTTCACTGGACATAAACAGTTCATAGACTAATACCTTAATATCATATTGACCTCTATGAAATATGAGCTTACCAGTGTAGAGTTCAAAGAAGTTTTTCAATAGAGAATATACGATAGGATTATCATTCCTTTCTCCTTTGGATTGATACTGTATTGAGAATCCAATACAAGTATCCTCATTAGGAGAGAAGCATATTGTCCCTATACCAGCTTCTCTATGATTTACAGAGAAGGCTTCTATGTCTACTGCTAATATAGGATATGCAAGCATAGCATTAAGAGCTTCAGTAATATCTTTTGGATTATCTGGATAATACTGGTTCTTTACTATTCTGGTTCCTATATTAGATGGTAATCCTGCTATAGCATCTTTAGTAGATTCTACACTCAGGATTAATTTATTGCTCATAGAAGCGTTATGTCCTATTGCCCTATAGTTGATATAGGGAATGACATTAATACCCTTCATATCGCCTATCTGAGCCTTGCAGAAGCTATTAATATATTTGGATTGAGTATGACCAGTCACATATTGAAAGTATTTGCTATCAGCAATAGCAATAGCTCTTACTTTCAATTTCTTTAGAAGCACTACTACATTATTAATAAACCAATTAATAGATTCTTTCTTAGGAGCTTTATCGTTAATATATCGTAATCCAATACAGATAATATCATCTTCTGATAATCCTTGGTTTTTTAATAGGGGTAAATAGTAGTGTTGCATCATCTCTAATTGTAGAGATGATTCTTTTATCATTATTGCTAATTTGAAGGGTGCTTTAGCATCTTCGTTGAATGTAATGATTTCCATTTTCTTTTCCTCTTTCTGGAAGTTTTATCTCCCTTTCTTAATAGGAGCCTAAAACTTACATTAAATTTCCTTATATCAGTAGGATGATGAGCGTATTTATGCTCAGGGTAAGTATAATGAGAGGCTCCTAATATTATCACTGACAGACCTCACAACCTTCTTCTAAGGAACAAATCTTGCCTTCAATCTTCTCTGCTTTAGTCCCTACATCCGCCAATGAACCAAAGTCTTTGGGGTTGATAGGGTCATCCCAATATCCATAATTAGATGTCTCTAATTCCTCTGTGTAATCTAAATGAGTTTTCATATATTCGATTACTCTAGATTCAAAGAAGTTTTTAAGCTTACGGGTATTGAGCATAGTATCTGCCCAAGAAACAGCTTCAGGAGTAACATTACAATCAAGATGTTCTGTAGTTAATTTAAGCTTATTAAAAGCATGAAATATCCTAAACCAAGCAAATTGCATATGTTTCTTAGGACTATAACCTATTATCTCTCCTTTACTGAAAATGAAATTAATATAATCTTCCTCTAATTTCATTGCTCTATTAGCAAGTGCAGAGAAATCTTCAGCAATCATAGAGGTATCATCAGGATCAAATTGTTCTTGGATAATAGAAGTAATTGTATTGAGTCCCAAAGATACGTGGTTATACTCATCTCTGGCAATATACTGTAATACTTCTGATACTCTCAGAACTTTACCCATATTTGCTAAAGCAAAGATTGGGAAGAATCCAGTTAGAAACCAAGTAGATTCAAAGATACCTGCTAAGAAGAAGTAAGCATTAATGAATTCCATTGGGTCTCCAGTAGCTGTATATTGTCCTAGTATTTCACTAGTCATATCGATTTTAGCTTTAATCTCAGGAACTTCTTCCCAACGATTCCATAACCAACGTTCATCTAATCCAATATGGTCTGCACAATATTTGTAGGACTCCGAATGGGTTGCTTCCTGGAATGCTTGGGTTGATAAAGCAATCTTGTGTTCTGGGCTTGTAAGCTCGATAGCAAGGTGATTAACGAAATCCCCTGCTGCTATATCCATTGTTGATAATTGAGCGAATACGTGAGTGAAGATGTGTCTTTGGGTATCATTTAAATCATGTTTAAATGATGCTACATCTTCTGCTACAGCTATCTCTTGTGGTATCCAGAAATTCTTCTTTCCATTCTCATAGAATTGCCAAGCATATTCATATTTGATTGGTGCTAAAGCTAAATTCTCATTTCCGTATATTACTTGTTTCTCTTTCATGATTTATGTTCTCTTCTTACTAATCTAACCCCTAATGTAGGGTAATAATCTTCAATACTAAGACCTCTCACATTATCAGAAGTATTGTAAAGAGATGGTTCTTGAAAGAATGATCCTTTCAATAAAATTTCTATCTGTTTTGGTTCAGTATTAATATATTTCTTCATAGGTTCCTCTTAGCAATGCTACTAGTATTAATAAGTACAGCTTGCTTATATTTTGGACTGCCGAGTTTTGCCATAAATACAATGGATTTAGGGTCTAATTGGTTCTTTTCATTGAAGTTTATATCTGCCGAGTTTTTCTTAATCCAACCACGTAATTTACCTCATCCAATTATCTATAATTCTTTCTCCATTGTATCCTCTACCTTTCTTTATAAAGGTTCTGTGGACTGATTTAGTGATTGTTTTACCTCTAGGTAATATGAGGTCTAAATGAATATGCTCATGGCAATTACGGACTAGGCTTTGGTTATCTTTGAAGATACCATCTTTACCTACATAATCCTCAGGGTGTCCTATTACAATAATAGTGCAAGGATGCTTCTTACTAATGTCTAACATAGCATTAGTAAAACTTTCCTGAAATGCTATTGAATTGCCTTTACTAGTTGCTAAATCAACAATACGTTGATACGTGTCTAGAACTATAGTATGACCTTTTAAATCGGAGATACGGTCATTTAAGAAATCCACTAAATGACAAGGGTCAGGGAATATTGCTTTAAAATCCTTTTGCAATACAGAATCTTCATCTAAGTTGAAATAGATTGGCTCAATACCTTCTGAATTCAGGAATTTTAATAGTGTGTAACTCTTACCAGTTCCTGCTAATCCTGTTAATAGTGTTAGTTTGTTTTGTGGAATAATACCGCCTATACGGACGTATGGCTTTAGATTGGCTACTTTCATACTAGCTACCTTCATAATATTAATCTCTCTGATTATTTGTACACTTATCGTCTCACGCTAAGTGTATGATATGCTGCTTAGTGCGTATTACGCACGGCGCAGCATATCATATATTTACGTTATTGTCAAGTTATGGTTATACCGTTTATCGGTTAATCCTCGTCTCCGTAAATAGAACTTGTGAACTCCCAGCAATTGCCGTGCATATCGTATAAACCATATCCATTAGGAGGATACATTCCTACAGGAGTAGTCATACCAATGCTTACATCATCAGTATAGAAGTTTGCTTGAGTAATACTGATACTATCACCAGTATAATAATCAGTAGTGGTTCCTGCTCTACAAGCATATTCCCATTCTTCCTCAGTTGGTAAATCCCATTTTTCACCAGTAACTTCATTGAGCCACTGAATGTATTCTTGAATATCATTCCAACTGATATTAACTACAGGTCTTGAACCACGTCCGAATCCTGCATCATCATTTGGAATATCTTTATCAGGATTAGCCTCAATGTATTTCTCCCAATCGTTCCAAGTAATACAAGTCTCACACATCTCAAATTCTTCCATATGGATTTCTTTACCTTTAAAAGTAAAATCTCTTTCTGGTATAGTAACTGTTCTTGGAGTGTATTCATTTTCGCTCTGTGGCTCGATATACGGGCTTTTCTCGTATGCCCATTTACCAGTATCCATTGACTTTATTAACAGCCGTAGAAGAGCATCTAA